CCCTTCGGTCAGGGTTCGTTCTCTGATGCAATGCCCCTGGGCATCTCTGGAACCTTCAACTACATGTTGGTGTTCCAAGCTGAGCACAACATCCTGATGCACCCCTTCCACATGTTGGGAGTTGCAGGAGTGTTCGGAGGTGCGTTGTTCTCTGCAATGCATGGCTCCTTGGTTACATCTTCATTGATTCGTGAAACCTCAGAAACAGTCAGCCAGAACTACGGTTACAAATTTGGACAAGAAGAAGAGACTTACAACATTGTTGCTGCTCACGGCTACTTTGGTCGGCTTATCTTCCAGTACGCCAGCTTTAACAATAGCCGGAGTCTTCACTTCTTCCTTGCTGCTTGGCCTGTTGTCGGCATCTGGTTTACAGCATTAGGTGTGTCAACTATGGCTTTCAATCTGAACGGCTTCAACTTCAATCAATCCATCCAATCCAGTGACGGCCACGTCGTCAACACCTGGGCAGACATCCTCAACCGAGCAGGACTCGGAATGGAAGTCATGCACGAGCGTAATGCCCACAACTTTCCGCTTGATCTTGCAACAGCTAGCTCCACGCCTGTGGCCTTAGTGGCGCCTTCAATTGGCTGATCACTTTATAGTCGACTGCGGTAACCATCTAATAACTCATGATGGTTACATGCAGCTCGGGGTTTTCCATCATTCACTGGAGGAGCACCTCAGGCTAAATAGCGAGATACAATGGCAAGTAACCTACTGGCTACCTGATATTTTCACTAATCGGTACAAAAGACTGAGCTATCAACAACACATGACTGTTAACGCAGGCTCTCCTCCTACTGACAATTCTGCAAACTACAAAAACAAATCTTAAACACAATGACTGTAGTAAAAGAAGACGGTGGACGCATAAACATGTATGCCATCGAACCAGAAATTTATTTAACTGAACCCATGAATCACAACGAAACAGCTGAACGCCTTAATGGACGACTTGCAATGCTAGGATTTATTGCAGCCATTGGAGCCTATGCTCTTACTGGTCAGATCATTCCAGGAGTGTTCTAAAGCAAGCTTTAGTAAATTGCCATGATAGCACTCTCTTCCGAGGGTGCTATTGTTATGCCTGTTTCCAGGTAACCTTGTTTATGGGATATTATGAACTGAGAGTCACCGACGACTGGATACGTTTGGTCCACAAGTCTGTGTCGAGACACCTGGAGACTTGGGCTGGCGGTGATTCGTCCGAACAAGTAGCCTTAATGGAAACAAAAGCAAACTTGGACAGACTCTTGTTAGAAGTAGTATTTTTGGAAAACATAGATGAATAGCAGGCATAAATATTCGGTTGGCATACTAGTCAGACCAGATTTCAGGCTATGACTCAAGAATGGCGTGAGGCCAAAGCAAAAGTAAACCCTGGACCAATATGGAACTATCAACGAGGCTACAGAGTAAATCAAGCAGGCAGGCATGAAGATGAAAAAGCTTACAGGGCTTTTCAGTTTTACTTAAACTCTGGAGCCAGCAGGACACTCTCAAATGCCGCTGAAGCATGCGGCCATAGTGCCGCGACTGTAGCGAAATGGTACGACCTATACGGCTGGGGTAAGCGCTGTGCAGCACATGATAAACAGCAAATGGCAATTACTTTCAAGGAAGCTAACGCTGTAGAGCGCAAGCGTCATCGTCAAAACATTCAAGAATTTCGCCAATCCAACGAGGACCAGGCACGAATGATGATGGACGTCAGCTCAGAGCTAATGAACATCGTACAAAAACGAATCAAAAAAGCAGAAGAAGAGGAAGAAGATATTCCGATGGGCCTGCTGTCTGGTTTAATGAGAGCAGCCTCAAACATTTCGGACAGCGGGAGGCAGGCTTGGGCAACATCTTTAGGAGTTACCGAATTAATGCAAGTCGTAGACCAGGAGCTTGAAGAGATTGCGGCCGTAGAAGAGGTTGACATTTATGACATACCTTTGGATGAATAACAATGGCAGCTAAAACGGGTAACGACTTCCTAGAAAGAGCGGCTTCTGGCCAAGGTCTAGTAAAAGAAGTCAAAAACAAAAAAGCTATTAAAGGGCCTGGAAGAGATATTGTCTTGTGGAAATTTATACGCAAGGTGATGCCAAGTTACAAATTTTACAAGTTTCATGCAAAAGTCATTGAACAGCTCCAAAAAGTTATTGACGGAGAATGCACTAGACTCATACTTCAAGTGCCGCCGAGACATGGAAAGAGTCTGCTTGCTTCGCAGTTTCTGCCTGCTGCTTACCTACTTGCTCATCCCGACCGTTATGTGGGTATATGTTCTTATTCCGCAGAGCTTGCCGAAGGGTTCTCCCGCAAGGCCAGAGACTATTTCTCGGAAGGCGGAGGGCTCCTAAATAAAACAAGCAAAGCTGTTAACGCTTGGGGTACGGAAAACGGAGGAGGGTTATGGGCCGCTGGAGTGGACGGTGCTGTGACTGGTCGGTCTGGACACCTTCTTGTGATCGATGATCCGGTAAAGGGTAGGGAAGACGCAGAGTCAGCAAAAATGATGGAAAAGCTGGACAACTGGTACACCTCGGCCCTTTACACACGGCTTGAACCTCATGTAGGAGCGATCGTCGTAATTCAAACCAGATGGTCTGAGAACGATTTGATTGGCCAACTACTAGAAAAAGAAAGCAATGCTTCTGAAGACGGAAGAGAGAATTGGACCATTGTTGATCTCCCGGCTTTTTACGAAGATGACGGAGATCGTCCTAAATTGCCAGAACACTGTCCCACTATTCCTGACTGGAGGGAGAAGGTTGAGGAACCTTTATGCCCACAGCGTTTTGATACAAAAGCTCTAAAGAAGATAAGGGAGACGGTTGGCTCAAGAGACTTTGCTTCTTTGTATCAACAAAGACCAGCGCCTGAAGGAGGAAACATGTTTGCCCCTGAATGGTGGCAGTATTACAGTCACGATACAGAAATGCCAGAATTTCAGCGTATAATGCTATCGGTCGACTGCACCTTTACAAACACTAAAAAAAGTGATTACGTCGTAGGCGCTCTTGTGGGACAAGCCGGTAATTCTTTCTATGTCCTTGATCTTGTTCGATCCAAGCTTGATGTCGTCGGGACTATGAATATGATTTTAAACTTTTATAGAGGTAAGCATTCTATATCTGGCTGCGTTATTGAGCTTGCCGCATCAGGTTACGCAGTTTATCAGATGATGCAAAAGAAGATTCCAGGAATGATTGGATTTACACCTGAGAAGAGCAAGCAGGCAAGAGCTGCTGGAATAGTGCCTTTAGTCGAGGCCGGTAACGTTTATCTTCCAGCGAGCTCTACATGGCTGGATGCTTTCATCAATGAGTTTTCTTTGTTTCCGGCATCAAAAAACGACGACATGGTTGATGCCGTTACAATGGCTATAAATTATTGCTCTCAGAGGTCTGCTCCACGAATGACGGAAGTTGTTTGGGGCAGAGGGGACAGAATACTGCCTGAAGTGGCAAGGAATTCTTTTTGGTAGCACAAAAAACACTAAAAACAAAAAAAAGATATAATAACTTAAAGAAGATTAAGTAATGGCTCGTCGTACCGCTAAATTCAAAATGAGCAAGGAGCAGCAGAAGCTTGCTTCGGACAACCTCAACTTGGCAAGAAGAGAGGCTTGGCGTCTACAAAGGACGACTGGTATTGAATATCACACTTTAGAATCAGTCGCATTTGAAGGGCTGTGTAAGGCGGCTTACCGCTATGATCCTTCCAAGCCTCATCCCGTAACGGGTAAAAGTATGAGATTTTCTAGCTTAGCCATACCTACAATACGCGGTGAGCTACTTCACTGGGTTAGGGATCGAACTTATGCTATGAGACTATCTCACAAAATGAGAGAGCGCTGGGTCAAGGGACGAAAACTGCTTTATCGTGGGTCTAGCGACATCGAGATTGCGAAGGAGTTGAACATTGATTGTCAGGAATGGCAAGAGATTCGCAAAGTGTGTTCAGGTCCGCCTCTTGAATTAAAGGAACAAGCTAAACCTACAGAAGCTTTAGAGCCTCACGAGATCGATTTTGGTTCAGTTTATATGCAGATGGCAAAAGAAACCATTGACAATCTAGGAGAGAATGTCGAGGTATTGAATCAATTAGAGATTTACCTAAGTGGTACGGGTTCACGATTGCCCGTCTCGGCGGTTGACAAACTGTTGAAGCTTTCAGGATGCCGCGGTACTTATTGGGAAAGCATTAGTGATGAGCTTATTGAAGGCGCTGACAAATTGTCTAACGGGAGAAGCCAGCCCAGCTTGTTTTGATGCTATACTAAAAGCATGGCAATCACACAAGCAAGCCTTCAGGCTATAAAAGCAGCTCCCTTGTCGACAGTTGTCGAGTCACTAGGAGGGAAGCTTAAAAAAGTCGGTCACGAGTTTGTTACGCAATGCCTTTGGCACGAAGACACCAATCCTTCTTTGACGATCAACGATCAAAAAGGTTTTTGTTTTTGTCATGTCTGTCGTGGTGGTGGCGACATTTTAGACTATGTTCAAAAGCGCAATGGGATGAACATGCGTGACGCTGCTGAGGTAGTGGCAGGTATTCACGGCATTGTTTTAGAAACTGACGACGAGGACTCCGAGCAAGCAAAATTACGAAGAATCGAAATTTCAAGAAGCTTGGCTCAGGCCGAGAAGACACAAGAGGTTTTCAGAAATGGCTGGAAAAGCCCAGAAGCCGCATCCTTTCGTAAAATATGGACAGGAAGGGGACTTACTACAGAGGCTTCAAGAGAGTTTGAGATAGGGTATTCGTTTAGCGGAGAGTTTGCTTCTCGTATAACAATTCCCATTCGAGATTACAAAGGCAGGCTTGTGGGATGGACAGGTCGTGCTACAAGGAAAGATCAAATAGCTAAGTACAAAAACAGTGCTGACAGCAACATCTTTCATAAAAAGATGTTAGTGTTTAATGAACCTCGCGGTCTGGAGGCAGCCCGTGAGGCCGGTTCTTTGATTTTTGTAGAGGGTCATTTAGACGTTGTGAGCATGTGGCAAGCGGGAATACGCAACGTTGTAGCAATGCAGGGGACGGGTGCGCCGGACGTCTCTACTTTGAAGAGGCTTTCACGTAGCGCAAAAAGTTTTGTTTTATGCTTTGACGGAGACGCTGGAGGAAGGAAAGGCGCCGAGCAGTTCATCTCGGCTGCGGGATCAATGGCTTCTGCCGGTGAAATCAACATTAATGTTGTTACTCTGCCCGATAAGAAAGATCCTGATGAAGTCATCAAAGACGGTGAAGACCTTTACAGCTATATTGCTGGGGCTCCTTCCTGGTTGGATTGGGTCATAGACACTTGGGCTTCTGCTCTAGACAAAGACAATACTTCTATGATTACTGAGGTTGAGAAACGGCTTAGGGACTTAATTGATAAGCTTCAATCTAAGGCATTGCGAGCTCATTACATAGATAAAGCATCAAGAGTTCTTGCTAAGAGCGACAAAGAAGCAGAAAAGATTAGCAAGCAATGGGGAAACGCTAGCATTCAACAAAAAGCTGAAAACTGGAATCCTCGCAGCCCTCATGAGGTAAGACTGGCCGCAGAGCGGCGGTTGATCCGCATCTATGTTCACAGACCTGACAAGAGAGAAGAGTTGAGACCTTTGGTTGAAAATATTTCCAATCCGGCTTTGATTTGGCTATGGGAAAGATTGAAAGATTTGGAATTTTGTTCAAGTATAGATCTTACTCCTCATAGCGTTATGGCAGTTGTGGCCGTTTCGGAGCCTCATTATATGCAACAGCTTAGAACTTTAATCAGGCCAAACGTGCCGATCGATGATGATGAGGGGGTTCTGTGTCATTTACGTGGTATACTTGAGGGAGAATGATTCTTTGAAATATTTATGAGTCTCACTCCTATCAGCCATCTAAGAGATGAAGCCATCAGCCTGTATGAGGCTCACGGCTCTTACCTTGGAGCCGCTGTCGAGCTATACGAAAGATATAGCTATCTAGCAAAGCCTAATCAGCTAAGGAGCTATATCAAGACAGAGGTAAAATTTGTTGAACCTGATTATGAAGTTCTAGAAGAAACAGTTCGACTAGCAAAAAGCCATCAAAGGCTTCAAGATCAAAATCGCATTAAAAACAAATCGTTTCGAGAATATGCTCGAATTGAAAACGCTATCGCTTCGTACAACGAAGCCATTGTCTCGGAACTTAAACAGCTGGGATCCTCTCTTCGCGACTGCAACCATGAAGAGTGGCTTCGGCGCAAAACTATTCCACTTGACCCTGAATCTGCTTCTTTAGTAATTCACATTAGCGATAACCATTTTAATGAGTTGGTTAATCTTCCGACCAATCGCTTTGACTTTGAGGTGGCCTCAAAGCGCTTGGCACTTTTGGCTCAAAAAACTAAGTTGTTAGGCAAAGCTTACGGTGTAGAACGTGTAGTAGTTTTCTTTGGTGGGGACCTGCTGAACAGCGATCGTCGTCTAGATGAATTGCTTTCCATGAGCACCAACAGAGCTCGCGCAACGCTATTAGCTGTTCACTTGTACAAGCAGTTCCTAGTCGACTTGCGTTTAGATTTCTTTATTGACTGCTTTGGAGTGACAGGGAACGAGTCGCGAGTCAAAGACAACTTGGGTTGGGTGGACCTTGTCGCTACAGACAGTTACGACTTTACTATCTATGCAATGCTTCAGGCGGTGTTTGAAGCGACCGAAGACGATGGTTTTACTTTTCATGAATTTCAGGCTAATGACGTGGTCTTCAAGGTTCATGGTCAGACTTTTCTTGGTATTCATGGTCATCAGATTAATGCTACCGACCAAAAAAAAGTCCAAGCTATGATCGGCAAGTACGCAGCTAAAGGTGTAAAAATTAACCATATTCTTTGCGGACACATTCACAGCAGCATGGTTTCTGATTATGTTTCTCGAAACGCCAGTCTCGTGGGTTCTAACGCCTACTCTGAGGAAGCACTGGGCTTTGTCTCAAAAGCAGCGCAGAACGTCCACATTGTCACCCCTCAAGGACTTGATGGCGTCAAATGCGATTTACAAAACGTTGACGGTGTTGAAGGCTACGAGATTATTGAGCGTCTTGCTGTTTACAACGCTCGTTCAGCCCAAAAGGCGGACGAAAGCCTTCGGGATCCTGAAACTATTGTCCGAGTGGTAATCTAATGAAAAACGTTATCATTCACACTCTTGAAAATTGCTCTTGGTGTGTTCGAGCTAAAAAGCTTATGGACGCTTTTGATATCAGCTATACGGAAGTCAATGGAAAGTTTGACAACTGCCCCACTGTTCCGTATATTATTGTTGACGGTAAGGGCATAGGTGGCTTTACCGAATTTACTGCTTACTGTCGCGATCATCTCTAATCTATGAATTTTAAAGCTACGATAGGCTCAGCCCTCTTGCTGTTGGGAAGCCTGGGCTCCCTTCCTGTTCAGTCGCAAAAGTTGCTACTGCTTTGTGTAAACCCTTATTACTATGAAGACTACCAACGATTAAAGCCTTTAGGAGACTTAGTCTCAAAGGGAGAAGGTAATTACAACTCCGTGAATAGAGGCTACGCTGGAGACACCCCTGGGGGCATTCAGAGCCTTACAGGTAAAACATTTGGCAATTACACGGTAGGTCAAATCATGGCTTACCAGCGGCGATGGCTTTATGCTGTTGGCCGCTATCAGCTCATCCCATCAACTTTGCGATTTGCGGTAACTCACTCTAAAGTGCAAAAACTAGATATGTTTACGCCTGAAACTCAAGATAAGTTGATGGCGGCTTTGGTTTTGCATAAGCGACCTGCTATCGGCGGCTACCTCAAAGGTGATCACAACTCGGTAAAGTTGGCCATGGACGAAACGGCCAGAGAATGGGCTTCTGTAGAGTTTCGAAATGGTCGTGGATACTATGACGGAATTGGAGGTAATCGTGCCAATATTTCTCGCGTTGCCCTGGAAAAAGTATTAAAAGAAATTAAAGAAGATTGGCATATTGGTCTTTAGCCGGTATGTTGCATTACATGCAGGGTCCTTTGTCGCCCCTGTGTTAAACTGAACAAGTCCGAAACAAAAAACTATGGTACTCTTCACGAAAACCACAACCCCAAAAAGCAGTCCTAAAAAAAGGACTTCTCAGGGAAATGGACTTCGCAAGCGCGGAAGCTTTAAGCAACAAAATTGCAAGGCATATCGTGGACAAGGGAAATAATGTTTTTTGTTTAATTAAATAAAATTATTACAACAATGACCTGTAAGAAGCCATGCGAGGACTGCAAGTGTACCCCCTGCGGACACCTAGCCATCGACGAAGATCTGTACGTCGAAATCGAAGACGGTACCTTTGCCTTTCTAGATCTGACGATTTCCGAGATCGAACAATTAAGAGAGCAGAAGAGATCTATCGCTGCTTACGCTCAGGAAAATTTTAAAAAAAAGAATTAACAAAAATGTAAAAAAAATAACACAAACAATATAATTAACCAAGATACGTCAGGTTGATGCTAAGGTCCTGATTGAAGCTTGCTCATGCATTTCGATCAGGTAAACTACTCTCACGCGATTTTTTTTTATGAACGAGTTTAATTGCAATGCTCCATCAGCTGAAACCGTGTTTTACCGCACATATAGCCGCAGAAAAGAAGACGGAACCCGCGAGAACTTCGAGCAAGCAATGCTCCGCACAGTCAATGATCTGGCACTGGTAGGCCAATACACTCAGGACGAGTACAGCATTGTTCGCGAGCAGGCTCTAAAGCAACGAGCTTTTCCTTCTGGTCGTGCTTTCTGGGTCGCTGGCACTCCATGGAGCAAGAAGCAGGAAAACTTTTCTGGCTATTACAACTGCACCTCGACTCATATTGGCGACTTGGATGCCTTTGGGTTGCTTGTAGACCTTGCTATGCAGGGCTCAGGGACAGGCGCGGTGCTAGAGGACTCTATCGTAGCTCAATTACCTCCGGTGCAGACAAGGATTCTTCAATTCCCTGGAAGATCTCCGGGCAGTGTCCCAGAGAGTAAGCGCACCGAAAACACTCAGATAATAAGAGAGGGCGGAACTCCCCTTTACGCAGGCGGCCCATACGAATGGGTTACGATAGCTGTTGGAGACTCTAGGAAGGGATGGAGAGACGCTTATCAAGCGTTGATTAATTTGGCCTGTTTTTATAAGCAGCCTCACCTGAATAAGCGTAACACTGAGTCTGTACGCATTGACTTTGGGAACGTTCGCCCAGCAGGAGAAAAACTTAAGGGCTTTGGGGGCACGTCTAACCCTGTCAAGCTAGAAGAAACTTTTGTAAGAGTCATCGATATTCTTAATGGTGCGGTTGGACGTCAACTGACTCCAGTTGAAGCCTGCCTGCTTATCGATGAAGCTGCTACTGCCATCGTAGCTGGTAACATCCGTCGCTCTGCTGGCATGCGTCAGTTTTCTCAGGATAACCAGGAAGCGACCACGGCCAAGCTGGGCCTGTACTCCCAAGACGAGGCAGGGAACTGGCGTGTAGACCCGAAGAAAGAAGCTCTTCGTATGGCTAACCACACTCGCTGCTATCATACCAAGCCTTCTCTGGAAGAAGTGAAGAGTGCTGTGCGTTTGCAATTTGAGTCAGGCGAAGGTGCGATCCAGTACGTCCCTGAGGCAGTGGCTCGTGCTAACGCAGATTTACTCAAGACGTGCAGAAAGCGGAGTCACTTCTTGAACACTTATGTCAACAATGGTCGCGAAGCCGCCAAGAACTACCTCAAGTTCCTCTCTCGTGCATACGAGGTGCCATTCTCGAAACGAGAACTCCAGCACCGCATGGATCGCTATGGCCTCAACCCTTGCGGCGAAATCATCGGCCGTGACTTTCACTGCAACCTGGCAGAGGTCCACCTCAATAACATTGACCCTAAAGACTATGAAGCACAAGAAGCCGCATTTTATGCTGCTGGACTCCAGGTCGCTGCGCTACTACAGCATGAATTCGTCCACGAAAGATACCAGTACAGTCGGGAGATCGATCCAATCGTTGGTGTCTCTTTCACTGGCTTGTTTGATTTCTTGGTGCATTCTGGCGGCTACGAGTGGTTGAAGTGGATGATGGAAGGTCGTAAGGGCCGCAAGGCGTCGGATCTTTTTAACGGCCTGGAGCAGTCGCACCTTAGCCGGTGGCGTAATGCCGCTCACAAGGGCGTTGAAGACTATTGCGCCAAGCACGAGCTCCGCGTACCTAATCGGATCACTACCGTTCAACCTGCTGGCACTAAGAGTCTCTTGACAGGAGCTTCCTCTGGCTGGCATCCTCCCAAGGCTCAACGCTTCATTCGTCGTATCACTCTCGGAATCAATGATCCTTTGGTACCAACTCTCCTCGAAAAAGGCTTCTCCGTCATCCCCGCTCAGTCGGCACGAGACAATGAAGGCAACCTCCTTGACGATATTAACGACCCTCGTGTCCAAGAAGTCTTGGTGGAAATCCCGACCGAAGTAAGTTGGGCCAACATTCCTGGCTGTGATGAATTTGATTTAGCTCAGCTCCCCGTGGAGGCTCAGTGGGGTCTTTACATGAATGTTCAAAGTTTCTATACAGACCACAATACCTCGGCTACTATCGAGCTTCGTGAAAACGAAATTGAGTCTTTATCTGGATTGATTCATGAAAGCATTGAGGAAGGTACTGGCTACATTTCTGCGGCTTTATTGGCTCGATTTGATGTTGATGGTGGAACATTCCCCCGTCTTCCTTTTGAACCAATTGATAAAGCTACTTATGACAAGTTAGTTACGATTCAGTTGATTTCCGACTCTGGCGAAGACTTTCTTGATATACTGAATCGTTTCGACAGTGAGGAGTACTCTTTGGAATCAGTGACTTCATGTTCAAGTGCTGCCTGTATCGCTAAAGCCGACGCTGACGAAAGAGAGAAAGGAGTATGAGCAACGATCGTTTTTCACCCGAGGCGAGAAAAACGCTTCGGGGTCTCTTGCCTTACTTTTCAAGGACATGACTTGGAATAAAGAGCACATCAACAAAGTTGAATATCCAGACCATCCTGATTTGGAACAATCTTTAGGCAATTTTCGCCAACAGTTTAGTTGGTACCAGCAACAATTAAAGTATCGCAAAACTTCGGGAATTGACACAAATCCTGTCGAAACCGCTTGGGCTTCTTTCCTTAGGCTTCGTAAAAAGTATTTCTCTTACTGAAAAAAGCATGTCAACATTAGTAGACCATCAACTCAGAAGACTTTGCCGCAGCCAAGGCATAGTCGAACCTTTTGATCCCAACATGATTAATCCAGCTTCGATCGATGTAACTCTTGGTAATGAAATTTTAGTAGAAAATGATCACGGTGGTTTTGTTGAAGTAAACATAAAAGATCAAGATTTTTACATGCCTCCAGGGTCTTTCGTGTTAGCTAGAACCGCCGAATGGATAAGAGTGCCTATTTCAACAGAATGTGTATTTCAGCTTAAATCATCACGGGGTAGGGAAGGCTATCAACATGCTCTTTCTGCATATATCGATCCTGGCTTTCATGGGGTAATCACTCTTGAGCTCAGCAACTTAAGACGTTTTAGTGAGTTACCTTTGCGAGCCGGGCTCAGAATAGGGCAGTTGCGTTTTATTAGGCTAGAAAGCACTCCTTTGCGTCCTTATTCTGTTACAGGTCGATATCACAGAGACTCTACTGTCCAAATAAGCAAAGGTTGAATTAACTATTTGAGTTTCAGGCAAACTAACAGCATGGAGGCGAGATGCTTCTAAGTATCCATCTATTATGGCGCGACGCCTACCATCGCAGCGATTGCTATGTCTCAAAAAATTCAGCACCCCACGAACGATCCAAATCTGGTCAGTTACCATCGTCCAGAAATTTTTAAGTTGCTTCCTCAGCTAGAGCGAGCTGAAGACTGTTGGGCGCTATTTAACTCAGACGGCCTTGGTACGGCAAAAAGCAAATACTTGCATCGTGAGCCAGCAGAGCCAAGTAATGCATATTCTGCTCGGTTAGAAAGGTCTACTTACACTCCTATTTATCGCGACTCGATTCGATCTTACGCTGGACTGCTTAGTCGTTTTCAGATTATTGACGCTCCTCCGAGCATGGAGAACAGCCAATACAATGTGGATCTGCAGGGCTCTAGCATGCAGAGCTTCTTGACAATGGTTGACGAAACCGTTCTTCGTGATGGCGGTTCTTTTCTCATGGTTGACATGATGCCTGATAATGGAGCGGATAACTTTTTTGATCAAATGAACGATGGTCGACATCCGTATTTGATTTCTATTCGACGATCAGATGTTATAAACTGGCAAGTGAGTTACGAGCGAGGGGTAGAAACAGTGGAGAAAGTGACCGTTCGTCAATTAAGAAGCGTTCCTAGTCCTGGCGCTGGCTTTGGATCCTCGGTAGAGCCTGTTTATTACGTCCTTACGCCAGGAAAAGTTGAGACATATCGCTTGATTAAAACAAATTCAAAACGCTGGGAGAACCAAAAAATTGATGAAGCTGGAACAGGTATGCCGATCGTACCTCTGGTTTGGTATGGGGCTACTACCAGCCGTTTCGCCCAAGGAGACCTGCCTATGGACGGATTAGCCGATCTCAGTATTCAACACTTTCAAATGCGTTCTGACCTGGCTGAGCTTCTTCACAAGTGTGCCATGCCGGTACCTGTAAGAAGAGGTGCTCCGCTCGGACCTGACGGCCTCCCCGATCGGCTTGTATTGGGACCAAACACTGCTGTAGATCTTGGAGAAGGAGGTGAGTTCCGCTTTGCCGAACCGACAGGCAAGTCCCTAGAGCGCCATCAATCCGAAATCAAACATATAGAAGAGTTGATGGATCGAAGCTCTTTAAATTTTCTTTATGGGGCAAACGTCAAAACAGCTACAGAGGCATCCTTGAGAGCTTCTCAGGTAACGTCTAGCGTCGCTGCTTTGATTCGCAACAAAACCTCAATGTTTAAGACCTTGCTTCGGTTATGGGCTTGGTACTCAGGAGAAAAGGAATCTGTTACGAGCGAGTCAGGCTTAGCCGTAAACGATTCCTTGATAAGCAAGCCACTAGAGGCTTCAGAGGTGGCCCAGCTGATCAACCTGATGAGAAACGCGGCAATGTCTAAAAGGACGCTTTTGGACGAGCTGCAGAGGGGTGGAGTTCTTGATCCTGATCTGGTAATTGAAGAAGAGTTGACCAGGATCGAAGAAGAAGCCAAAACCATCGATCCAGAGCCTGTGATCGAGCAAGATGACGCAGAGGTCAAGCCAGCAAGCCTAGCAGGATTAGACGACTCTACCCTTTAAAGGTGCGTCTATATGGTATACTTCAAGAACCGAGCTCAAAGGCTATTGCAATGACCCTCTCTTACTGGCTAGGTTCTGGAGCCGCTGACCAAGTGGCTGTAGTTGCTCGCTACACCTTTAAGCCTGAATATGCTGCTGACTTTTCGGCAGAAGGCAATCAAATTGTTGAAATAGCTTTTGAAACGGTACAAGAAGCCAAAGAGTTTGCTTCTGAATTTGAAAACTCTTTAATTGACGTGAGCGTAATTTTTGAAGGAGTAGTGATAAATTTATCTGACTACAGATATGAGAGCTAAAGTACGATGCTTGAAAATGGAAAAAAAATCAGGTCTTACGGCGGCAATTTTATCTATGAAATAGTAGGCCCTGTTTGCGTTCTCTACGACAGAGAAGAACTTCCATGGCCTTCCTGCTCCCTGCAATGGAAAGGCAAGCAGCCTTCTTGGAACAGAAATGGCAAACGTTTTGTGCCTGACATAGCTGCTTCTCGTTGTGGTGCTTACGCTGTTTTTGCTCAAGATTTATGGGGCGCTACTTGGACACAGGTCTTGGTGTTCTATGACCAAAGGCTTAGTAAAAGAGAGAAGCGATTCTGGTACTGGAAAGGACCAGCGTCTCAATTGCCTCCCAATTATGAAGAAACTTAACGAACACGTCAGAGGAACTGATTGGCGAGCTATCTTTAAGGCAAGGCCAGACCTTAATCCTCCTGGCTATGACAAACTTTTTCAACTAATTCAAAAGGAGAAAACTAATGGGAAAGATTTATGACAAATCGTTAAAGTTTAAGAATGCTTGCCATTTAATAGCTGAGCACGTTCGCAAGGTTGAAATAGATGAAGACTTGTACGAAGAAATGAAATTTATTCGTTTTAATATGATAGACTTTCTTTCGTGCGAGGCAATTCAAGAAGACCTTTATGTAGACTTCGAGTCTGAAGCCGAGCTTCAAAACAACCAAGGATTTTAAAATGACTAGATCAAACCGCACACTTACCCAGTTCGCAGCCGATCGCTTATCGGACTTTATTAGAAACCCCTCTACCCTTCTTAGCGAAACAAAGGGGAACACCACAGTCTCGGTCAAGAAGAACAGGCTTACTCAAGAGCTAACCTTCGAGGTCCTTCTGTTCGGGATCTCGATTTTTGAGCTTTCCTCTCAATGCTTGACACTTCGCAACGGAGGCTTTTTTGACTCGAAGGGAAGGCCGTCAAGGACCACTAGAGAGCGACTGAATGGTCTCTTGGATGCTGCAGGAGCTCTAGACCTTATCCCCGAGGGTGTGCGCCTTTTCCTTGGCCACAATGGCCAGAAGGATACTTGTTTCGTCGGCAAGGGCGCTACTGTTGCCTTACTTGACAGCCAGATCCATGATAGAGTGATCGTCAGGAACCATCTTCAGTTGCTGTTGTTCTGACCATGGTAAAATAAATAGAATCGTCGACTCTTTGGGAGTGCAGTCCGACCTAGGCCATACGACGGGGACCTAGGCTTTCATGGAGAGAAGCCATGAACGTGCTACAAATCATTAAAGAACAGCATAAGCGTCAAACCAGCTTAAGCAAAGCTCAATTTCTTATGAGCAAGACTTACAGGGGTTCTGCATACATTTCTGCTCATCAACCTCCAACCCTTGACAGACCTCTAGAATGCAACTATCGAGGGGTTGGTTATATTAAGTAGCTGATTACTCGCTTCAACCCCTCACAAGAGGGGTTTTTGTTATGCTCAACACATTAATTATATTTACGTGTAATTTGGTTGCTTAAAAAGGTAAAATCAAGCGTAACTATGCGTCTTAGTCATGGCGATTGCTTTTGTTATGTCTTCTTTGATTTTGCTTTTCATCTTTGGAATTATTAAAAAATAGTGAATAGTTGACAAGGGTCATTGGGCCTGGTATGCTTAACTTGTCAGCAGGAAAAACTCTAGATGAAGGATCCCATCCATGCTTACTGCGTTTACTACTTCGACCCCGATGGCGAGCCAGTAGTACTGCAGACCTATCCAACTTTTCTGCAGTCCCAAACAGGTGTTTACACTTGGTGTGAAAAAAAGCCTAATGCTATGATTGATCACGGAAGAATTTCATCTCTCTGGTGATCTGCTATAATTCAACCAACAACCAAAGGAGAAATCCATGACTACACGCATCAGTAATCTGACCGCCGAGCTTGACGCTAAGCGGACTAAACGCACTGGTCTTAAGATTGAGCACTACCAGCCACGCCCCGACAGCGTATCCAGCGGTGGCGATTGCGCTGTTCGATCTGCCTGCTGGGCTACTGGGGAAAGCTATGAGGCTATCTTTAAGGAGCTGCAGGATCGTGCAGACATTGTCAGGAGTCGCCCTGCAAGCATCCTTAAGGCAGGTACTCCTTTTAGTGTTATCAAGGAATTTTACCGCAAACGCGGATGGTCATGGGTTGAGGCCAAGGGAGAGCTCGTTTCGACAGAAGAGAAGCGCTGCTTCGGTACAATCAGATCCGCCAAACGTGTTAATGCCCTGTTTAAGGCTGACAACCTGCCTAAGCAACCTTGCGTGGCCATCACCACCCGTCACGCAGTAGCGGTTGAGGATCATGTGGTGCTTGATAGCTATGACAGCAGGGGTGACCGCTCTTGTGTCTTAGAAGGTTACTTTGTCAAAAAGCAGTAAACGCTTTGACCTGTGCTACAATTCATTCAACAACCAAAGGAGACAACCATGGAAAGACCCTATCTAGTCAAGTACAAGAACCAGGAAGGGACGACAAGCTACAAGCTGGTAGATGAAAAAGCTTTTATTCCGAAAGGCAAGCCCATCTTTGAGATAGAAGGGATCTCAATTTTTGACATCCTTTACATCCATCCTTACTTGTGATACAATTAACCCATCAACCAAAGGAGAACACATGAACACCTGTCTTGTCACAATTGAAGCCGTTCACAACCGCCGCGTTCAGCAAGGGATCGAAGCCGCAGAAGAGCTGTGGATTCTTGAAGAGGGTTACGCACTCCGGCCTCGTGGTGGTCGAATTTATCGTAACTACATCCAGACAACATTGGAGGTAGACTTTGGTCGTTACGATTCAGAAGGATTAAGTTACATTTGTGAGATACTTAATTGCCTTCCTAGCGACATCTACACCACTTATCCAGAGGATTGATCATGACAAACACTGCAGCTAAAGTCAGTTGGTTAACTCTTTTAGGTCGACAAGAAATTAAACTTGTAAAAGAATTGGGGTGGGACCATCCTGAAGTATTACTTGCTATACGAAGGTTTAGAAACGCTTATCAAAATATCCAAAAGATAAGAAACAGTTATAACATCTCGTAAGCACAACAAGCTTCTTCGAATGGTTTATGAACAATTGTTAAAAGCCTTGACTGATCGCAGTATTGCGTTTAGTATAAGTGCATACATCAAAGGAGTTTCCAATGGCCACTCACGCTCAGCTATTAAACCAAATCATCAAAACAGCTGGATCTCAGTTTGTTAGCGTTTCTTTTACTAAAGCGAATGGAGAAAAACGCCAGTTAACTTTTAATCCAATACATGTAGGTCCTGTTAAAGGTAACGGGGTTAAATGTCAAGACCCAAATGTATTCAAAGTGATGGACATCAAGTTAAATCAATGGAGATCTTTTAGAGCAGACCGAGTAATCAAGATCAAAGTTGCTGGTCAAACCACAATAGTAAAGGATTCTTTATGATTACCCCAATACGGATTACGGAAGCAAGAGTTTTTCGTACAACCAAGAATGTCAAATTCTTTGACATATACGTTGAAGATTCCAACGGGACTGACCTAGTTGAACATTCTGGTCGTTCAACAAGTCCTCCCAATATTCGCGGATTTAAGCAATGGTATTGTCACAAGCATCAGACGGATAATAATCGAGTCCTTCGTGGCAGCCGCTTATTTGAGCTTTTTAATCTTTCTTGGGAAAGACCTCATTGGTATGTATTTCTAAACGATAAAGTTGGCGCTTTACGGATTCCTGTTGGCTGCTATCATCGATCTCTTAGTGGTTTATCAGGAAGTCTTCTTGTTAACCATGCTATAAGAGATAATAAGTACGATGAGCGAAAAGAATTCAACCCTAAAGTTATTTGGGAACCTGCTTTTTATACTCCGTATTATTTTAACACCAATCAGGTTGAGGTCGATTTTTTTATTAATCATGGATACAGAGATGGAAATGAAGGCTGCAACGCTTAGGGAACCTCAAAGCTTGAAGCAGAAAATGCTTTATGCGTTTGAAAACGACGAAGACCATGATAGACTTCTTGCGTTAATCAATTCCATGGAGGACTCATGACTAAACCAACCAACCATACTGGGGCCTCGACATGTTAATCAAAAAAGAAACGATAGAACATGTCTATCTACGTTATTGCGGTTGTCTTCCTGAGCCCGAGACTGCTGATTACGACATGCTCGATGAAGCATTCGACTATGGATACAAGGCCGGATTAAAAGCTGGATTATTAGCTGGACGCACTGAAGTCCTATCACCAGCTAAACAAATTAATGGCTGCGATTATTTGCGTAGCCTCTACGGAAAACAAGTATGAGCAATCCATTTCCTGTTATCATTTTAGCTTCTTTTGTTTTAACCGTAACAGTGTTAATTCAAACCGGTAACATTACGCCAAATCAACAAAATAGTAATCGATTTTGTCTATCAACATGACTAAAAGAAACAATCCAAAAGCATTGCAATGGTTTCGCAGGTCTCTCGGCAAATGGAGCAGTGAGCGCAGGTACTTATTTGCACCGACTCTAGAGCCTGTAAATATGAAAACTTTTTTCTCAGTAAAGGAAGGTCTGAGGAGCAATCAGTTTGTTATCGAATGGCAAGGCCAGACTTCAGGCATAATGGAAGTAGAACTAAATGGTAACGTGCTGGACAGGTCAAGGGACTATTTTGGAGAAGAGAACCATTCCAGTATAGTAGAAGTGCTTGACGATGACTGTATTGTGCTCCGCACTGAGTACGGTGGAATGAAGGTGCGCGAAGAGATTAGACTTCTTAACAATGATGCAGTGCGCCTCAGACAAACCATCGGGACTTGTGTGGAAACCAGCAAAGTCAAAATACTGGGACAATATGGAGAGTTTCGAATTTAAAAATGCAGACGAAAGAGTCTGACTTTTCCGTCTGTTTTAAAGACGAGAAAAACAGAGAACATTCAGTAAAGGTTAGAGCAAGGTCTTGTACACATGCTATGATCTTAGCAATGGAAGAGGTCCCTGCACTTAGCCTTCATCCAAACCGCATTTACCGTGTCACAATGGAGCAAAAAACATGAAAGACATTGTCACTCTTTTTGAAAGGACAACTTCCGAAGAGGTGTGGGCTTTAGATAAAGAGCTTCCTAGCGATACTCATCTTATCGAGTATATTGAAGATAACGTTCTTTTGGCTGATGCTGTTAGGGCCTACAGTAAGGCTGATGTTTTTGATTTTTATCATGACCAATTATCGAAAAAAGCGGTTGACCAAGAAATCAACACTTTTAGCATTGTCTCGATAACGAACGGACTTGGAATCATTAAGCCTAGACTTTGGAGTGGATCATGATTGAAGTCAGCCTAGACTCAGAAGGAGGTTTCTTTTCTTTGAGTGCTTTTAGTATTTCATGGGGAAACAGCGTAGATCCTTTTTTCGATGACCTACGCATGGAAGGTTATTGTTCGTTCAATTTTAGGGAGAAATCTATTGAATTTGGCGCCATTGATCATGATTGTCCGGGTATCTATCTCACTGAATACAAAGACGGTGACATAGAATCCACAAGAACACTATTTTCTTTAAGCTAAAACATGGACAAACTACAATCTCAGTGGAACGCCGTCAAGGATGCTAATCCATCGCTTTTGGATGAATGCTATCAGCTATGTCTTCAGGCTCGCTCGAAGGGCATCAAACGTTGGTCAGCAGATGCTATGTTTCATGTATTGAGGTGGGAGTCATCCTACCATACAGAATCAGATGGTATTGCCGTAAAGATCAACAATAACTACAGTAGTTTGGTAGCTCGTGATTTGATGGATAAACACCCAGATCTTGAAGGCTTCTTTTCCCTTAGGGTAAGGAAGCCAAGGTATACTGAAGGGCAGTTACATTGAGGTGCCATTAAATTCTAAACTCATCGACTTGATTTGAATGCATGAACGCCAAGCTCCTGCTGTGGAATCGGGAGCTTTTTTTGTGTCAAAAATTATTTTTTTATTTTTTTATTTTTTTCTTTTTAGTCAATCGACTCATAAGATCTATCTCTGTCAATCAAATCATGTACACCATGCACAGGACTAACATGGACGAGATGCACAGCCAGTGTGGACAAGACGCACAACATCGATGTACACCATGCACAACTATACTTATATATAAAGACCTTTAATACAAAATCCAATACAGAGAGCTTTGCTTAGATTGCTTTGCTTTGACTTCATCTGCTTCTATATCTCGATGGTTATGGGTTGCTCCGTAGGCCATATATCTGGTAACGCCTCTATGAGGTCTTCCTGAGGCTCTTCAGGGTCCTTTTACTGCTTTTGACTTAGAATGTAACCCATATATAAGTACACGCTGGTTGTAGGCCATTCTGAGAGGGCTCGATAGGTTAGTCGTTGCGTCGGGGGGATGGGCTTCGCCCTTGCGATTTGTCAAGTTTCTGTAACAATCTGCAACATTACAGTTGGTTAAGATTCGGCGGCGGAGGGTTGGCGTAAAAATTTGGTGGCATGCAGCTATGATAGTGAACAGCCCCACGGGGCTGTTTTGCGGTAGTACAAATGTATTAGGCATAAATACCTAGGCAAATATACCTAGGCAAATATACCTATGCCAGTTCAGAAGTGTCATAGGCATAAATACCTAGAACAAATGTACTAGTCAAATAGCGCAAAAAAAAGCCCAGTTGATTAACAACTAGGCATTTATACTATGTATCATTTAGTGGGTGGTCAGGTAAGCCTCAATTAGTGCCGGTTTAGTTAGCCTCTTTTTAATGCCTGTGATTTCTCGGAGATTCTTTACAGTTAACGTTTCGAGTTGTTTATAAAGTTCTGACATCGGGCTTATGTAAGGTTTAGGCGCGGGCGGAAAGTTTAAATCAGTGGCGAAACTTGAAAGTGAATCAATGGTCTCAAAGTAAAGGACGAAAAATAATACGAACGGAAACGCGATTGAGCGTAAGATAGTGGCAAGATTGAAAGTGTGAATTAGTGAGCAGATTTGGAAGAAAGTTCTCATTAGTTTGGAGTGAGTGAGTTAGTAACATTTAGCAGGATATCTCCCGCTTGATTCCAATATAGAAAGAAATCCGGCGAAAACACCGGATTGTTGATATTTCTTAATGTTTAGAATGGTAACGACTTCGGAAGTTTCTTTACTTTCTTTGATACGTATCTTGATCGGTAAAATTCAGCGTTACGTTTTCGTTTTGGGCCTAGGAAGGGTCTGTCATGCTTATCCCAGGTTGCCCGTGATACGATTTCGCATTGTTGAGGTTTTAAAGACGGATGCTGATACGGCTTAGGCTTTGATCTGAATACGTATCGCTTACCGGTTGAGATGCAGAACAGGACTCCCGCGAGAATTAATTCGATCACGTATCAGCCCACATTATGGATACGGCGCCATGTCACCCAAGTAATGGCTTGTAACTCGTATCCGGTGATCCTGAGATCCGCCGCGGCCTGAGCGTAGTCAGCTTTAATCTGTTGCCGCAGTCTCACGCCGATGGCTGGAACCTCTTTCAGGCTAGTGCGGCCACCATTCCAGATGCAGAACGCGTGCCCGTCGATGCAGACGTCATCCAGTCCAGCGATGCATGATGCGAACTCGCGCAGCTTAGGACCGCTGAGAATATCTGAGATGCTTGGTAACGTTTCGTAACCAGACTCTAAGATCCTGATTGCCTTGTCTTTGTTAGCCCCGAAGGTGCAGACCTTGGTCAGTCTTGCCTGCTCGGCTCCTCCTGCTTTGTATGCGGCGATGATGCTGGCTGCATCGTGGCAGTTACGTGACCACTTATTGCGGGGCGACAAAGCAGCGATTACGCCGATGGATTGATTAGCTGAGATACTGTGATCACCTGCCAGTTGTATCGCGACACACTTAGCGATGCCGTACCATGCCATGCCGTCGGCGATTTCTGAGAGACTGGCCAGCGCGTGGATTGCCTTAATGTTTCGTACGTTTTTGGAGCTCATGGGGTAATCCCTTTGTTTGATTGGATTCTAGAATTAAAAAGGACCCTTAGCGGGTCCCTTTAACATTTCTCAATAATCGATCAAGCACTCAAGAGCTAGTGAGTAAACCTGCTCATTGTCGAGCTCGCTTGTACCGTCGACACCTGCTAGGTCTAATTGCTCACGAATCTCGCCGTAGGTAAGCTCTTCAAGTAGGCGGATGGCTTGGATCTTGTTCATGGGTGGCCCCTTTGTTGTCTTCCTTAATTTAGTCGAATTGGAGCCGGATGGCGGCTCCTTTATCAAAACTTAATACTCGGCTTGGTGTGAGCGATGATGCATAGCGCCGTTTAGGTATTGGCGAGCTCTGTCGTCAGTATCGGCGCAAACTTTAAAGTTCCAATGTGCCATCCATGCGCGATGCTCGTTATTGATTCTGAGCATGGTAGTCCAATGGTCGGAGTTTGAAGAAGGCATGGATTGATCCGTTAGTGTTTGTTGGCTCCCCTAATATAGGGGAGATAAGAAGGAAGGAGCAAAGCCAACTATATCTCTTAACAATTGGCTGAGAGGTCCTAGACTGTAAAAGCTTCGACGGTTTGTCTTTCAATTAGCACGGCCTCTTGATAGGCGGCATCTTTGTAAGCTTTCGCGAAGCAGCTGGCTTGGTGATCGTGCATGCTGTGGTCAGCCTCAGCGAGCCACGTGACAACGACGGTAACCTCATCCACTGGTCCCTGCTGGCCAGTCCATCGGCCCTCCTCCTCACGGATGCTATGACCGCTAGGAAAGTGACGAGCGGCCAAATCATAGGCCAGCTTAATCGCTGCCTGCTCGGTCATCCTGCCGCGGGTATCAGTGCCGAGATAGAATTGAAATTTGATCACGGATTTTTTTCCTTTACCTTTACAGCATAGCGACGCGACCACCAGTGCCAATAGGTATAAGTGCTCATTGTTTCTCGAATAAGTATTTTTACTTACGAGGGCAGGAGTGAGCACACTTAGGTATAAGTGCCTAAGTATAAATACCTAGGAAGGCAACTAGGTATAAGTACCTACGGCTTCAGACACCAACGAAACGGCAGTACACCTGTACCTGAGTATATATACCTAAGTATAAATACCCCCCACCCCCGATAGTACAGACGCACTGCTCAGGCAGCCCCCTCAGAAAATCTGCAGAAAAAAGCAAAACAGGTTCTTGGCATACTAGCTGGACATAGATATTAGTGGTTTCAAATGACCTGGAGTTTAGTGTACACACTGGCTGCGAATGCAACGAACGGGTCGTATGTGGATGGATTTCTGACGCATTTTTTCGATACATACTTAAGTGGGAAGAGTGGATTTACGGTTGGAGCGGGGAGTGATTCATTTGAGAGAGTAATGACGATGACGTTTGATGATATCAAGGGTAGTACGAGTAGTAGTTATTTATGGTATAACTGGACGTCTGCTAGCAATACGAATTGTACGCAGTATGAGAACGAGCGATATAGTACAACACCGGGTGACAATGGTAGTTTAAGTGCTGGTAATCCGATAGGTTTAATTCAACCGCCAGCGGGAGGTAGTTGGAGGATATGGGAGAGTGATGAGAAGACTGATGCATTTCTTGTTACGAAGGGGAAGGTTGGTCAATGGTTTTGGCCTGGATTAGGGAGTGGAGGTAAGTGGAATTTATATAGGGGATTGCCGTGGGCTAGTGGGAGTGATAATCCGAATACGAGTGTGGGGTTAGCGACTCAAGGGGGATTTGGTGTACCTTTTTGCAATGCACCAATTGGTAGCGCTGGTGGTAGTGGCGAGTATAAGTTGAATCCTAGTATTTCTAATATTGATATTACATATGGAGGTTTAGAGGCTGCTTTTGTATTTGAGGGTGTTGGATTTAACTATAGTGAAGGTACGTTTTCTTCAAGTACTGGAACTGCACGTTCAACGCCTTGTATTCCTGGTGGTGGAAGTGATCAAGGGGTGTTTATGCCATCGGCTGGCACGAATCAGCCTGCGAGAGTAGATTTAACCAATGCGCAGTTAATTCAGAATACTACTAACAATAAATATTATTATTATATGGGAAGTGATCTTAGTGCTACGACATTTGTGCTTGATTTCGGCACTACTGAACCTGTTTTTACTTGATATGGCAGCTGATAACACTCTGACTTTTACGAACATTTCGCTTACGAGCGAGAATATGGATGAGACTGCTTTTACTGTATCTGCGTGGGGAGGTACTGCGATTAAGCTTACGGGTATCAGTCAGGAGGCATGGAGTCCTGGTCCTGGCGGCGGAGGTGGAGGATCTAGTAGACCGAGTGCTGGATTTTTGTATCCAAGGGGGCAGGGATAAATAAAATCAAGCCAAATCTCTTAGCCAGTCTCGTTCTTGTGGTTCAAGGAGATAAATAAGTCTATTCATGGTATTTTTAGCTTGATCTTCTTCCATCGAATGGTATATCAAGCCCAAGATTTGCAAGCATGCATCGGATTGTCGACATCTGATGGCTAGCAGTAGTGCTAATGAGAGATTTAATACCATCTTAGAGTTCAAAGGCGGTCGAGTCTGCCTCATTCTACCTCCTGGAACCCTACTGGGACCTGATATGATGCCAAATGGCTGTTTTAAACACTTCTGGACTCTGGTCTTCTGGAGATGATTATCGTGTCATCAGGGCAATGAGCCTGCCTTTTGGTACTTATACGCAAGATTGTGTGATTACCTGCATGAATGACTTGCAGACGATGTCTGTAGTGGCACAGCAAGACGTTTTAGACCTTTTGACTGACTATAATGCCGCAGATACGGCCCAAGTGACCCAAAACCTAGCAAATACTGAAGGCAAAACACTAATAGAGGCTGACGTATTAAAATGGGAGGTGAGTAATGGTGGAATGTCTGGCCCTCAAGCCGAGAAAAATCGAGTAAAGGATGAATTGATTAAAATTTTTAGTTTTTGTGTTTGCCTCGGCGGTTATATTAGCGGATACGGTCATGGCACACAACTTATTAGATCCTAAGTTTTTTTGTGGTAACCTGTGTCAAGCTAAAAAACAACTCATGGCTATCCATCCTGAAATGAACGAAGGTTTTCTCGGAGAGATCATGAGAGAGATCGAGAGTCATGAAACAGTTGATGTTTGGTGTACAGGTTGCAATACATGGACCAAAATGAATGCTAATTATGCCAAGTATCTTCAGGGTGAAGTAGAGAGTTGTTCTAAGTGCCGTTGAGCGCAAAGCGCGAAACAATGGAAACCTAGTTGGACTAAGTTAGAGACGCATGACTTCCCCGTTATTGGGTTATGAAAACGGGCGGCTGCTGGTCCCAGATGAGGGCACGGTTACGCAAGTTAATGGCCGATGGGTGACTTCTCAAGCGAATGCCTACTTGGTCAAATTATGGGTAAAACGATCGCAATATGCTGGAGTCTCTTCTGGTAGCAAGAAGTTACCTCTTGAGTCTCAACTTGATGGCAATATGTTACCAGGGGCGAGTGGGGATCAATTTTATTATCGTGGATATGCTCTTGAGTATGTTTTAGTCGCTGGAAACTGGGATCTGGAAAGCTCAGATGAAACTGGTTTAACTTGGAATCAGGTTACCACACAATTCACATGGCTTGATCCAGGGAAAGAGTGCAAGTTTCGCTTTGGCCAAGACCCAATCATGCCAGCAGCCAAGATTCAGCGTTCTAGTGGTGTTTTTGGTGGCCAAGGAATTGATGAAATCATTTACAAGGAGATAGGTGGTGTTGAGATTCAACTGACTGGTGGCGAAATACAGAATTAATGTCAGACTTTTCTTTCTCAACCAAACTAGAGATCTTACCTCCCAAGATCGAAATGAAGGACAATACGCCTAAAATGAAAAGGGCGATGAGATCAGCCATTGTCTCTGGCACAGTAAAAGCAACTGCCTATGTTCAGAGAGACTTGAAGTTAGCGCTTGACAAGACCATGGACTCTTCTATTTGGAATTGGAATGGCATGACTCTTAGGGAAAACGGTCAAACAGTTAACACCCCAAGAAATATTGTCGATACTGGTTCCCTTAAGAAGTCTTTGACTATAGCAGAGAAGTATCTCAAGACGAAGACGATTCTTCAGATCAAATACAAGTCTCCTTATGCCGCTCTTGTTCATTACGGTGGAGTTGTACAGCCTTATGGCAATAGGAATGCCAATTCTGTACTAATTCCAGCACGACCATGGATCGATGCGACCCTAAGAGGTCATAGTGGGGTCACTAAGTTCAACATGTCAAAGCCAATGAACCAAGGATTTAACGAGGTATGGTCAAAGAAGTTTGGCTGATCGGTACTATACGTCAGCTAAAACATGGCAATGGCCAAGAAAAAAATCATACTTCCTTTCGTTGTGGCTCCAAGGAGAGAGCCCATTGTTGAGATGATCGGTTCCGAGGAATCGGGTAAGTTTGAAATCAAGCGCTTGGGGTATCTTACTGTCTCAGAGAAGACTTTCATGCAGCAAGCAATGAGTGGCGATCAATCGATGGTCATCCTGCAGCGTCTAGCCTTAAAGGTTTCGAAAGAGCAAGGCATTCAGATGCAAGAGGTCGTCGAACTTCTGTCAAGTGGAGATTTTCAGGATAAGCGCCTAGTAGGGCACGAAGAGGAGATTAGTGAAGTGATCTCAACAATGTCTACATTTGAGAACCGCCGCAAAATTATCGCCGTTACTTGTTTGATCTTGTTTAGAATTTCCGAAAGCTGGGGTATTGAACAGACGATGGATTTGCATCCTGACATCCTGGATGGTTTGTACGAGTTGTTTACAGAAGAAGACGCTCGTTCCTTAGAGGCATTTGAGAAGGAAAAGGAGGACGATGCTCCTGGGGGAAAGTAGAATTAGGGGAGAAAACTATTCCGTTTGAGCGCTTTTTTTGGATGCTCAAAGAGTTCTTCCCTGGAGATCCCGATTTTACTGTAGGTCGCTACGGGGATCTTTCTTATGGCTATGTTTTGCAGGCTATTTCCATAGGCTCTAAAGCTCGCCAGGAGACGTTGTACCAGAACGAACTGCCTATCGCTCAACAGTCGGCTATCATTGCCAACCAGAATAGGGACAAGAAAAGAAAAATTGAGCCTTACAGTGCTAAAGACTTCTGCCTGTACAAACCAGCAGAAAGAAGCGATGCTCCCTCCTCTGTGTACGGCTCAGCAGCGATCGCGATGGTCGAGAATGGAACTTTCCCTTCTTGGGCTTTGTTCTGTTTCAAGGAACTTTTGGCCATCGCTGACGAGTCCTACAAGCCTTTTGTTACGGCTTTGGTTTCTCCTGATGCCATTCTACTTCATCCAAGCAAGATTGAAGGGGGGTACAGGGGTATGCTTATAGCAAGAGAAGCCGCCAGCAATCAACTTGTTGAATTTAAACACCCAGACGGAAGTACTGTTATCTTGACAATGCCTCCAGTAGTCACAAAAGTAATCGCAGAAGAAGGCGTTACTCTTTTCCCATAGGCCATTCGATGCCTATGGAATTAATGTAGTCATCCAGTACTTTAGCGTCTTCTTCGTCATACGCGCCAAAATCAGAAAGCCCCCGAGAGAGCCATTGACGGATGCGCCACTCTGCCTCGATAGTGTAAAAGGGTTGCATCCTGAACCAAAACACCCACTCCTGGCTTGATTTTTTCTGATTACATTCCTGGCAGGCTGGTATGCAGTTGCTTGTGCGGTCTTCTCCGCCAGCAGACTTTGGCCTTACATGATCCATTGTTAGACTGTTATCATCAATGGGTGGACGACCACAGTAAGCACAACGATTGTTCCAGGAAGATTTAATAGCGTCTCGCCATTGCTGACGAGCTTCTCTACGATTTAGGGCAGACATGTTGAACAAATAATCTGAAATTCTTTCGTAAACTGGACCAGAGTCCCGCGAGACAAGCATCAAATTTTATTCAAAACAATACCAAAAAGAGAAAAACCTCTAAACTTCGGGTGCATAATGCCTCCTGTGGTATGTCTGATGCTTAAGGCTACCGTAGCGGAATACTAAAAACGAAGGCTGCAAGACTCATGACGCAACTATTTCCTACTTCAGCTCAGGTCATTTATGAAACCATATCAGCAGACGTAACCTTTACAAACCTTCTGGGTACTTATAACTTTAGAAGCAGCAGTGGAGCGGTAACTGCCCTTTCTATTGTAAGCGCTGGCCAGGACATGCCATCTATTAGAAACGTGCAGGGAGTTGAATGCATAGTTCAAGACGCCGGAGACGCGGTCTCTCAGGATTATCTAACGGATGATCCCTATATCGTCACAACCTGGAGCGTTTTCCTGGTGGCTTGGGAGCCTTCCAAAGGTAGTGACATGCAATCTGCTGTCGATTATCTCTTGAAGCGATTCGTAGGAGCACAGGCGGTGCAGACAGTGGCAACTACTGACGGATTGGGAGCTTTGGTTCAATCTAAAATATTTATTAAGTCAAATATGCCAATCAGACCTGTGTAAAACAACTTATTGGAAATATAATATAACGGGCCTCGAAGGTCCGAGGTACCTTCATGCGGGTCACGCCCGTTTCCATACATGGCAAATTTCTCTGCGGCCTTCGGGTACGACTTTTACATTTTACCTCTGGCTTCCACTTCTGTTGATGTAGCGTTCACCAGTGTAACCGCTGCTACCGGCACAGCTCCAGGTGGCTTCATTGACATCTCCACACTTGCTTCTGGAGCAGTAAGCTATTCTGCTGGCGTGTTTACTGTTGGTGGCGTTACATATGCGATGGATGGAACCGATAATCCTGTCAGGTTAGCTGGCTTGACTGCCGCCTCTCTTGAGACTGACACTGGTGCTGAAGACATCTATACCTACGACAACTCAACCAAGGGCTTCAACCAGGCCGTAGCTACTACTAAGAGTTTCAGCATTACGCTTTCCGGTATTGCCGACTTCAGAGATACTGGCTATCAAATCCTTAGGCTTGCTGAAGCGAATACTGTTGCCGATAGCCTTAGAGTGAAGTTGGTCCGTGTTGGACCTACTGGAACTGTTGAAGCCGTCTATGGTTATGGAACCTTAATGGGTTATACCGAAAGCAATGAAGTGACTTCAATTGTTTCCTGGGAATGCACCGTTGGTGGGTATGGTTCTTACAAGCTTGATCTTGATCCAAATTGATTTACTCATTATAAATACAGGCCCTTCACGGGGCCTTTTTTTAATGGAAACCTAGACCAGATTTGGATTTGACGTGGCAGAGAACCTAACCTTTAATGTTAATGTTGACAACTCTAATGCTGTCGATTCTATAAACAGGTTCTTTGATACTGTTGATTCGGGGGCGACCAGGGCTAAAAACAAACTGAATAAGGCTTTTAATCAAAAGTTCGAGACAGCAGTTAAAGTAGAATTCAAAAATGGCGAACTTGTCGCTAAACAGATTCAAAAAGTAGGTCAAGAGTCAAAAAGGCTTGAGACGATACATAAAGCCGTCAATGGCCAGCTAGGTAAGACCCCTAATCAGCTTAAAAAGCAACAGGCAGCAATAAAGGGTCTGATAGGAGATACTAAGAAATTTAAAGACGGCACTAATGAGGTTACTAAAGAATGGAAGACCTTAAACGAAAGAGTAAAACTGATTAACAAAGAGATGAAGCGTTTTGGGCAGCAAGGCAACTTCTTAGAATCGATTGGTGCTAAGTTTATTGGATTACAAACAGCGGCCAACTTAGCAACTACTGGTGTTTTTAAAATGATTGCCGCTATTGGCGATCTTGCTAATACCGCAATGAGAATGGAAACCCTTCAGCTACAGCTTGAGGGATTCACTGGCGGAGCTGCAGAGGCTTCAGCAGCTTTTGACGAGTTCGTAAGAATTGCGGGAAACAGTCCTTTTAACTTGGAGCAAGTTGCTAGCGCTGCCAAGATTATGATGGCTTTTGGCGTTGATACCGACAAATCGATTAAAGCGACAGAACAGCTTGGCATTGTCGCTGCCGCAACTGGTGGGGACATTAATTTGATGGCCAGAAACCTGGGTCAGATTTCCGCTCAAGGCCGTGCCTACACTCGTGACTTGACGCAATTTGCTATCCAGGGTGTTCCTATTTGGCAACAGCTTTCTATTGTCACAGGAGAAAGCACGTCAGCCCTAAAACAGATGGCTACAGAAGGCAGGATCACTGGAGTTGAAGTGGCTGCGGCGTTTGCCAATATGACAAAGGAGGGTTCTGATTATCAGAAAATCGCAGTCAGGATGCAGGAAACTTTTCAAGGCCGTTTTGCTAAAATCGAAGCATCTTTTCAGAAGCTTGCGTTAGAAGCAGTTAACGCTCTAAACCAAACTGACAAAGCATTTGGCGGCTTGATTAGCGGAAGCATGAAATTATTTTCTGATTTCCTTATGAGCATATCAGACAATATACAGGCTGTAACTATTGCTTTAGCCTCTTTGGTTGCAGGCTTAGCTACGTTTACGGCTGCAATGGTTCTCATGAACTTAGGTGCAATCGCAACAGGTATTAAAAAAATTATAATAGCAGTTAAGGCATGGATTGCGGCTAAAAAAATTCTTTCTGTTGTTACCACTTTCCTGGCGGGTCTTACCGGTGGTTACGCTGCAATTGCTCTTGCTACAGCAGCCGCTGCGGGTGCAGCTCTCTTCTTAGCCAACCAATCGAAAGGTCTTAACGAAGATCTAGAGGACGTTGACGAGACTTCAAATAAAGCTGCGGCTTCTGTTGGTTCTCTCACTGACAGCGTTAAAAAACAACTCAGGATGGGAGGAAACCAAAAACTTATTGAAAATTTTGAAAAAATAAGGGAAGAAGCTGATAATGCTAAAACTGCTATGGAGCTTGGAGTCGATGCGTTAAAAGCTCAAAAGAGAGCTTCTGACAAAAGGTATAAAGATGAGCAGAATGACATCCAAGAGATTATCGACAAGAAGTCGGAAGCCATTCAGATAGAAAACGATTCTTACCAAAAAGCCAAAACTGCCCTAAAAGATCGCTATTCTCAAGAAAAAAGTGATCTTGATGCCATCCTTGCTAAGGTCAGAGAGCGTTATGATCTAGAAATTGGAGATCTTCAGAAAAAAGGCAGAGCAGAACAAGCTCTTTATAATTTTCAGAAGAACGAACTTAAGAACAAGATCGCAAGCAGAAGCCTAGACAGGGAAGCACAGCTTCAAGCGGAAGCTCGGCTAGAAAGGATGGAAAGGATCGAGAAGATCGAAAAGCTTCGCTTAGAGCAGAAACGGGAGGAGGAAAGCCTTGACATTCAAAAGCAAAACTTGTTAGGTGAAGAAAAAGCTGACTTAGATACCATTACGAAAAAGTACGAGGAAAAAATTAGGTTGCTGGAGAGTCAGAAGAAAAAAGAAGAAGAAGGACTAAAAAAAAGCAAAAGGCTTCAGAAAGAGATCAATGAAGAGATCAAAGAGACAATCGATAGTGCTAATGGCGTAACCAGGGCAGTCTACGAAGGTGATGCAGCTCTCAGGACGCAGATAGGGTCTGTTAATAATCTGATCACTAAATACCAAAACTTAGAAACTGCAGCCAGGAAAGCTGCTATTGCGGCAAATAATCAAGCAAGAGCTGATAACAATGCTGGTGCTAACACTTCTGGCGTTGACAACAGACCAAGAAGAGGTTTTTTTGATCCTTTGTTTGGACCCGGTTCCGAAAGATTCCGTTTTGCTGGGGGACCTGTCTCAGGCGGTGGCAATTATACCGTCAACGAACTTGGTAAGGAAGCCTTCCTGTCCGCTTCTGGTCGGTTGAGTATGATTAACGCTCCATCCTTCGGAAAATGGAAAGCCCCCTCAAAGGGCACGGTCATTCCTGCACACCTTACAAAACAGCTCAACGTTCCCTCAGGTGGGGTGAATGTAAACAGAGCGGCGGTCAACTCTACTTCTTCTGCGGCTGGCGGAATGAACTTCAACAAGCTTGCTAGCGCCATCCTGAATAGCGTGTCAGGTGACAACGTAACCAACAATGTCACAATCCAGGCCGATAACACCACACAGACAGCTAGTGACATAATGGTGCAACTGGCCAAGATAAAGAGGCTTCGGTATAATTAATCGTAAGTAAATAGCTCGATGTTTAACTTTGGCAATCCTGAAGATACGGCTAAGCTTTTTTTGGATGAGGCTCTAAGAGAGAGTGGGCCGGAAATTCCTACTGTTCCTTATGACGAGCTTGAAGAGGAAGAGTTGCGAAATGCACTCGCTTACCTGCACATTGCTATCGGAAATAGCCTGGAGGACGGTGCGGATGAAGACGTGGTAGATATACTCGTATCACACTACGATAATGTGTTCTATCTTCTCGCAGGTATCTCTCAAGACTTCAGGGAGGCAGTACAGTCTAACCGACATTTTCCCGCGACTGGCTCGGATCCAGATAGCGTTAAAAAATACAGCAAACTTGCTGATCTTTGACTTCGGAAAACTAGCCGAGATAGGTCCATCAGATGTCGCAAATCGGAGTATCGTTTACGCCATCAACAGGGTCTCCTGTTTATAGTATAGTATTCGACAATTTTGGAGATAATGCTCTACCTCGAAGTTATCAACTAGAAGCTTCATTCTCTCAGTCAGCTAATGGAACAACAATCCTAGACGGGCCTGCCTATCGTCAGAAGTATATTTGGGTGTTATCCTCTCTCGTGCCTTACACAACCGCTCTTGAGTTGGATACGATGTTTAAAGCTTGGGACTTGGACAGGTCCAATGGTCTTCCTGTTGCTTGCGGGGTCGTTGATGAAACTTTCGGGCCTACAATTACTTCTGACGCTGTCTTCTCTACTCCTCCCACGTATGTTCGCATGGGACCAAAGTTTACGATGGTCGCTTTCGGTTTGACGCAAATCTAATATGTCTTATTTAGCAAATAAAACCAGAGTATCCTCTTTAACGATTGGCGGAACTGACTACACTTCAGCTTTTCTGGAATGGGTTGTATCCGACCAAAGCGCTTACAAGAATGGCTGCATTCAAACTACTGGCACGTTGACGCTTGGGACCTACCCAGGAGGCCCACTGATAGAGGACTACGACAGGGATAACTTCAAGAGAGGAGTGAAAGTACTCCTAGATCTTACCGAGCCAGGAGGAGCTTCCTATCGTCATCCTAGAGGTTTTCTCTATGTGGTCAGTTCTTCTTATGACGTCGAAGCAGAGCAGCTAGTAGTAGAACTTGGTTGCAGGCTGACTATGATGGCCCTGACCGAAGAAATCGACAGTCTAATAGCAATATTACCAATCCCTCTCGACGTCTCTCAAACCAGTTTCCAAAACTGCTCTGCTTCCTTTGCTTCTGTTGGTAAATACGTCTATCAAGACAATGCTGGAGTCTTGCAAATCGGGACCTTCTTTGACGGTGATTCTTACGATGCAGTAAGTGCTGGTCAATGGATATCGATTCTCGGCAAGACTGCCATTTCAGCTTCTCTGTTGCAAGGGGCCGGAGCTATTCCTGATGAAATAGCACTTTCCTATCAGGTCCCCTCTAATGGAATTCCTGGAGACAATAAAGGGCTTGTCGAGACTGTAGAAACAGAGTCTTACTACTTTACTTCTTACCCTGCGACCGTTTTTATCAGAAAGAACTCTGACGCTAGCCCTACTAATCCAACTGGGACTCTTGGCAACGTTAAGAGCACTGCAAGTTCTTCGCCAACTGGAGCTAACAGTAGCCCCTGTGGGAACACTCCAAGCGCTCCAGACGGAGCGGAAGCTCCAGCCTCTTGCAACGAGGGCTATGAGTTAAACTCAGAACCAGTGTTTTTACCGGCTTTTAGGCGTGAAGTAAACATATCTTACTACGATGGCCCTGGAGCTCAGCTCTCTCGCCGTTACAATGCTGTCTATGGGCCTGCTGTAGAAGCAAATTCCCAGTATTACGCAGATAAATTTGCCTACTGTCGCAATACTTGGGCAACAAAGTGCAATCCTAACGGCAGTTGCGACTTTGATGGAATGCAAGAGGTCTTGCTGGGCTACAGTGATACTATTAATTATTACGGCGAAGCTAACGAGTTAGTCAGAACGATTCAAGATGTTTACAGTCCAACGTTGGCCGCAGCTCAACCCAGTGATTGGCGCTCCGGTATCGTAAATGGAGTGCCTCAAGACTTCAATCAGACTCTCTCTACAACCTCTATGTACAGGTCTAGCAGAGCTGATAATGAGTATTATCAGGAAGGAAATGCCAATGTGCAAAAAACTACGAACTACAACAGTATTTCGAATAGGGGTGTCGGTATCGGTGGGCGGCTTGATGCCTTGAGCGGGATAAAAACTGTAACTATTAGACGGTCATCTTCTAACACTACTGTAGACATTACACCCGATATTGTTAATTCATCAACTACCGATACTAAAGAAGAAAAACAAAAGCTTTCCCTATTTACTGGACGGTATACAAGCTTACCAGAGGAAGTTGGCCCTTACATACTGGAAGAGCAGATTCCCGTTCCACTTCTTTTTACCAATCGTGCTGATATAGACGCAGCTGTGACGTCTTACGCAAACTATATCACTAGATTCGCTAAAGGCGATGTATTTGGAATCCAGGTCGCAGAGGCAATGAGAACGGAAGTAGCTACAGGCTGGTTCCCTGGCATGCCTTTCAGATACAACGACCCCAAAAAGAGTAAGGTGATTGCATTGAGAATGGATGCGACAAGCTGGGGCGTTAGCCGTACCGAGTCAGCGTTTGTTACCAACGGAGTGTGGATTGGATTCTCTAACGGAACTGTAACTGTTCCTTCTAACGTGCTCGGAAACTCAAGACCCGACATGGGTTCTGGTACTGTACCCCCTACCCCGGTAGTGCCTCCCTCCATTTCTGGTGAGACCAGCGTAGACAGCGGCTCCTTCGTCTGGAATGTCGATGTATTTTTGAGCACTAGCCTGGGAATGATCAACTATGGCAACGATGGAGTTCTACCGCCGCCGCCTTCGGCTCTCACGCTTCAAGCATATCAAACCCTCACGGTTTTTACTGAAGGGCTGATCGTTGGCCCTGGAGAACTCCTGGCTACCACGTCTGGAGGAAGTATTCCTTTAAGCCTGGCTGGATCACTTGTGGTCGTAGGCGCAACTGTTGTAGATGCCGACTTGTTCTCTTGATAGGAAGACTACGTCGATTCGACTAAGTTCACATGGCGATTGCTGCTAAAATATCTAGTTCTGAGTTAACAGCTCAGGTTACAAATAGGTTTGTGGGCAATTCCTTTGAGGCTCGCTTGATTAGCGCGACTGGCACTTCCTACCAACCTGGCATTACGAACGACACCACTTTCCTTGGCTTCGAGGTTCCTTTAGGGACAGGCGGCTATCAGCGTAAGGTTATTAGCTATGTTTCTGCAGACGTGACAACCTATACAGACGATGGCGTAGCTCTTACTACCAAGGCAACTGTTTTCCCTCATGACGGAGGAGCTACATCGATTGACTTCTCTCACGCAGCACTCGTCTGGAGCACTGGAAACGCTTTAACTCTTGGAGCGAATGGATCAGTTCCTTCGGCAGGCGTAAATGGTACCTATACAAATATTCCGATCGATACAACAAGCGGCAGCGGCGTTGGCTTGACGGTTGATCTCACGATCACAAACAGTGGGGCTGCCAGTGGCGACTACGCCTTGACTATTAATAGTGCAGGCTATGATTATGCTGCTGTTGATACCTTGATAATTCTTGACGGAACCTTAGCTGGTATTGGAGCTATTACAGCGGGGGATGGCAATCTTACATTTTCTGTGGGAACGGTAAACACACCATCAAACGCAGGGCAGGTTCTTTCTGTTGCCCAGACAACCTCAAGTGTTGTTCTCTCTGGTGGCAACGAAGCTGTTTTCTACTGGAATTTAAAGCAATTTGGCTATTACTCTGTATGATGATCTTAGACACACTCATAAACATTAGCGTCGCCAACAGGCTTGTAGATTTAGAGTTTCGGGCTTCGGATATTAGTATTCAAGGGGACTTTGTTGGCAGTGTTACTGGCAAGTGGGTAAGGCTTGGCAGTCGTGGAGAAGGAGTTGTTAGCTATAACAATAAAAATTACCCTACAAAGCCTATTGGATTTGTGTCTATTCCAGCAGGCACAGAGGTGGAATTAAGTTACGCTAATGGCGTTTACTACAGCAAATTTTAGTTATGGCAATTAATCGCCTTTCGATATCTTCGCAGTCAATTACGGAGAATACAGACGTCGTTCTTGAGGTAAGATATACAGAGCCTCCTTTAGGGGCAGTCCTTAACCCTCCAGAAGTGCCTAACAAATTAATCGCATACTATGATGGAAATTTTGATACGGTAAGGCTTTATATTGTTGACAGCACAGGGCTTAGGTTGCTTGCTTTGTAATGCCTATAAACGATCCCCTCATAGCCGGTATCAAAACCACAGCAAGGGCTAATGCCAAAACTGTTGCGGCTAAGATCACTTCTATACCGCCACCTCAGGATGAGTATGTAGTTGTAGATGGAGTAATTACAGCCATCAATCAGCGTCCTGAGAGAGAGGGGCAGATTATTATATACAGAAATGGCACGGATCTAACTGGGACCATGTATGTTGTTATTAAAGATTCCGAAGGCTTTCTTCTGTGGAAGCCGGTAAAAAACTGGGGCGTTGTAATAGATCCTAGGACAGGATTAAAAAAAGATCCGAACCTATCTTTCTATTCAACCTTGGCAACCTAGCGCAGTTAGTTCAACAGCAGTGGCCGGATATAGCGACTTTTTCAGAAAAAGATCAAGCCAGGCGCAGAGTTTCTTGGCGACCGGCAGTTTGAAATACAACCCTTTACCCGTCGCGGGAAGCAATATAACGGGATGTTACGACAGTAGCGATTGCGCGTCTGGATGGGCTTGTATTGGCGGGGGTTGCGTAAAAGAGGAATCTGGCTCTGCTGACGGATCTGGCAATACTTCAGGGTGTGGTAACGGAGGTGCTGACGGGTCTTTACCTGGTCAATGCGGAGCCGGTACTACTTCTTATTTAACGCTGGACAAAGATCTCGCAAAAGTTTATCAGAAAGCTCTGGACAATCTCAAGCCTGGGGACGTTTTGCTGAGAACAGCTTTAGACGGTGGCACTATAGGAAACGGCTTGATCGGGCTAAGTCTTAACGGCAAATGCTTGAAGACGGGTTGCTCTGGACTCGCTACGACCTTGGGCACCAATGATGCCTGTTGTGGTGCAGGACGCTGTTGCCGCTTTACAGGCTTTGGAGTGCAATGTTTCTGCGGAGAATGTCCTCCTCCTCCTCAACGGTGTAGCAAGTTTTGTACTTCCTATCTTTCTGCCAATGGGACTTCTGCTCCTGGATGCACTGGTGAAAACACTTGTGATGAATGCTCTTCCTGTACTGATCTGGGCGGCTTTGCTGGCACTGCTTGCATTCCAAAGAGCGGTTCAGGTCCTTGCTGGTGTGGCGACGGGATCGGCAGGTCTTGTACTACTTGCGAGAAGTGCGACGAAGACGGGACATGTTCCAGCGATTTTGCTAACTGTGTTCCCACTCCTTTACCTCCTATTGTTGAAGACGAAGGGACTCCCGAGGCAGACCCATGTGCTGGTGTTTGCACGACACTCACAGTGTGCGATTCGGAGCCTGATCCTCCATGTCCTCCAAAAAGTAGTTGCCGTCAGTCAGGAACTATCACAGTTGGCAGCCGAACCTGCAGACTTTTTGAGCAATGCGACAAGTCAGGAGTTCCTGCGGAATGCGGCTTTTGCGACTGCAATTGTGATGACGACTGCCCCAGTTGTCAGCTGTGTGGATCTAATGGCAAGTGCTATCCAGACCCGGATTGTCCTAGTTGTAATGATGGCGTAATATGCCCCAACTCGCCCGGTGATGAGTGTTGCGAGCCGGGCGAAATCTGTTACCAGCCAGATGCCGACGACGAGGAACGCCGTTGCTGCGGCGGAAAAATAATAGACATTTACGAAAATGTGTTCCAAACGGGGTTTAACTCATTTTCGACGATAACTTTGAAATCTGTCGGAGGTCCTGCGATGTCAAGTGTTGTTGCGCCCTGTGTTTGCAACGGAATCAACGCAAAGAATTGTACCGGGCAATCTATAGGCTGTAATCTCCCAAACGCTCGACCTTGGTGGCGTATTTCTAATTTCATTAACACCTCGTTTTACAGCGGATGTTCATACCCAAAAGGCTACATACGATGTGCAAGTTATGATGATGGAACCTGCGCTAACGCGCCCCAGCCAGGCTTCGGTGCGCCTGTTTTAGTCTCCAGTAGACTAATTCAAAGTGTCTGTTGCAATATTTAGGAATCATAGCCTAGTCTAGCTTCATCCTCCTGTGGCGGTTTTTCCTGATCGAATAGTCCTTAAAAACTCTACGGATTCTAGTGCGACTATCATTGCCGCTATCGAGACAGGTGGCACGGATGCGATTACTCAAGGGGAACTCGTTCTAGGTCTTACTGCCGGGGCTGCTACGCTATTTACTAAGAATTCTGCCGGTAGTATCGTTACTATCAGCGGAAGCGGCGGAGGAAGTGGTGGTTTGGTTTTTTGGGGTGGAGGTGACTTCACTACTGGAGCTTCTGACGGAGAGGTACCTGATGGAGGTGAGTTCACTTAAGTATTCGGCATTCTAGTCCAGACAGAATCGTGTTATGCCAGTCCCTTCTTACCGTGTGCCCGTAAGAGTAGCTCGTGGCACACTGACTGCGCTAACGGCTGGAATATCGGACCTACAAGAAGGTGAGCTGTGTTACGCAACGGATATTGATGTACTTTATATTATAGAAGGTGGAGTTTTAACCGCAACAGTAACTGACGTTCTTGTAGTTGGTGATACAAGCCCTCAACTTGGCGGCAATCTAGACACAAATGGCTTTGAAATTGTTACCGTTAGTGCAGCAAACTTAAAATTAGCTCCTAATACTACAGGCGTTGTTGAAATAAAAGGAAACACAGGTAATGACGCAGCTATACAGCTAAATTGCGAAACTAATAGCCATGGAGTAAAGATTAAATCGCCGCCTCACAGTGCGGCTGCGACTTATACGCTTGTACTTCCTGACGACACTGGAACAAGTGGCCAGGCTCTTACGACAAATGGCAGTGGAGTGTTGACATGGGCTACTCCAAGCACTGTTGGGTCTATTGGCGACCTGTCCGATGTAGATACAACAACAAATCCACCCACGGACGGGCAAGTTTTGACATGGGTTAATGCCGATTCGGAGTGGCAACCATTGAACTCTTCTGGGGGTTTTACTGACCCACTGACCACTAACGGAGATGTTATAATAAGGTCTGGAGGTTCTACGACAAGACTAGGAATCGGAAACGAATCTCAAGTTCTTACTGTGTCTAGCGGACTTCCTATTTGGGCTAATGCGACTGGTGGAGGTGGAGGTGGAGGAGGATCTACTATTGCTCGGCTGACAGAAAACAAAACCGCTTCTTCTGGTGCAGCAACTTTTAGCGGAATTGGAACTTCTGGAATTATCGCAAAAATCACATCCTCTTTGGATGCTTGGATTGTTCTTTACGGCTCTGCGGCGGAAAGAACGTCAGACGCTAGCAGAACCTATGCTACTGATCCTTCTACAGGTTCTGGCGTTTTAGCAGAATTTTACATTACTGCTGGAACCACTTTAACAGCAACTCCAGGCACTTCTTATTTTAACAATGACACTTCCGCTACTGAGGCTATTTACGCAGCGGTTAGAAGCCAAGCGGGTGCTAACGTTAATTCGCAGGTAACAATTACAGCTTACGGAAATCAAGCCATCACTTCTGTCTCTGGGGGAACCTTTGGCAGCGGGGTCTAGGAATACTAGCGAAGACTGAATCTTCCAGATGGCTGAACTGAACGCACGTATTGTCGCCAAAGCATCTGGGACCGCTTCCGAGGAGCCGTTGGCGGCAGACCTGGAGGTTGCTGAGCTAGCGGTTAATACTGCAGACGGGAAGCTGTTTACGAAGCATACGGACGGAAGTATCGTAACAATTTCTGGCGGTGGCGGTGATGCTGGTACTGGACTTACTGGCGCGTCCTCTGATGCGGTAGGGGGCTTCAATTTATCGAGCTTCCCGGTCAGCATCCCCTCTAACGCAGCGGTTGGTGACCTCGCTGTGATATCAGGGTCAGTCAGGGCTGGGGGAGATCCAAACTCCGTAGTGCCAATCGCAGTCCCCTCTGGATGGACGCTAGCCAGTAGCCAGGGATACACTAGCTCAAGCAGCACCGTTGCCGATCTCCTGAGTTTTGTTTTGCATAAGGAGCTCGATGCCTCTGATATAAGCGCTGGAAGCGTGAGCTTATCGCTTACTACTTCATCCGCTGGGGATGACTGGTTCGTTCAGATCGCCTCTTTCAGTAATGCGACTCTCGGCGCCGTCACGATTGTTGACACAACCTCTACAGGCTCGTTGCCTGTCGGGGGCTACGACTTCACAGGGCCTGCGGCGCCTGCAGGCGGCTTTACTATTTCAGTAGCCACATCCGTATACGCTTTCAATACGACCAGTGGTGTACGGATGACTCCCCTCTCAGGGGCTGATGTCGCCTGGCTTAATCCGGCTACAGACGGAAGTGGTTACGAGTCGGGCGTTGTTAGAAGAGTGTCTTCGTTTCTTGGAACAGGGATCAATTCCTTTAACATCTTAGCCCTCAATAATACTGGAAGTCCCGTAGCACTGACTGACGGCTATCATATCGTATCCGCACCTGTTATCCCTAAGCCTCCTGAAGGCGCTGCCACTCTAAGCGCTTTAAACGACGTCAACACAACAAATCCTTCACCGGCTTTTTCTGTTGATTTCGAGGGACCTTACCCGTATGTGACCCAAGCGGGTGCCCCAAGCACAGAGCAAGCTAAAACCGGTACAACTTCATTTAAAGGAACCGATAGTTATGGGTCCCTAGATTTTGGAACAGTTCTTCAGTCCACTACGAAACGCTATGACTGTTGGTCTTTTTGGCTCTATAACACCAATACTCTTAATTCAACCTATAGAGTTGCCCTAGGTGGCACGTTGCAAGCGCTCGGCAGCGGTACTGGTTACGCCATTTATACTAGAGATACTGGCTTTGGTCTATACAGTAACAGTGCTTTTAGTGAAGTCGGAACTCTCCCTACCATAGCAGCAAACCAGTGGCATCATTTTGCAGTGCAAGTTGACTTTGGGTCATCGAGTGGATTAACTAGAGCTCCAGCCTCGGTATCTGTTTGGGTTGATGGTAGTATTGCTGTGAATAATGAGACGTGGCCTCAAGCATTAGCTGCCTATTCAGTAGAGTCTGAGGTTTTGGAGTTTGCTTGGGCCTCATCAAGCGCAGGCACGAGTCACAACAAATATTATGACGACTTAAGGGTTTGCCAGACAGACACTCCGATTACTTCGATGACTACTTCAACAATCGTAGAAGCGGATTATGATGCAGCTGTCGACGCAACCCAAATAGATCTTGTCCCACTTATGGGGCTAGTATACAATGGGAGCAAATGGACACCTGGATGGCCAAGCTATTATCCTCCAGCTAGTGGAAGTCTTGCTTATAGCGTACTTGAGGGTACAAGTTATTCTTCGGGATCTCTTGAAATTACTGGCTTAGATCAAATTCCTTTCTCTAGTGCGGACGTCCCATCGGGAGATACATGGAAGTTTTACGTTAACGCTGCGTTTGGAGCTGGGGTTTTCGCAAGTAGTACCTTGGGCACCACTGCTTTTAATGTGCATCCTACGAAAGGAGCCGGAGTAAGGACTGATAATGGGGTCACCTTGCGACTAGAGGGTGACGTTTCGGCCACTGACAATACTCCTGAAGTGCGATTTGAAACCGGCAGCTCACGATTACCTACCCCTACAGGTAACTATCTAGGCTTTAAACTTCCTTCATCATACAGCGTCGATCAGACTTACACACTGCCTTTAGTGGACGGCTCTTCAGATTATGTACTGGTAACTAATGGTAGCGGAGTATTGTCATGGTCAAGCCCCAGGGTTGCTCTTGGCATTGCAGAATATGCCGACGATGCAGCTGCTGGTACAGGCGGAGTTGCCTCTGGATCTTTGTATTACAACACTGGATCTTCTAGTTATGTGCTTAAGTCTTGATAGGTACCCTAGCCCAGTCTTGCCTTAAATATGATTCTAAAGGATGAGCTTAAGTCGGCAGGAGTTTATCCTATAGGCCCTGTTTCTGCGTGGCCTAAAGAGAGGAATGAAGAGCTGAATAATATGTTTACGAGTAATGTCAACCTCAAGTATTCCAAGACTTCTCCCGGCATAGGGAAGATGGCCAAAGGCTTAGTTCGTACTGGCATGCAAGCCATTAAAAATGGCAAGGTCTCTGTTAAAATCCGAGAGGAGCGATACTCTGTGTGCAAGGCTTGCGATTCTTTTAATCCAGAATCGAAGAGATGCAATGATTGCGGTTGCTTTATGGAAGCAAAAACGTGGGTCGGCGGTGATCCCGACATGCTTTGTCCTCAGAAAAAGTGGAAAAAATAAATGCCCATTGCTCCAAATCCTAGTAACCAAAACGAGTGCAAGCCTAAGCCAAAATGCGCTTGGGGCGAATACGAGGGGCAAAGTCTGCCATCCAACCCTGCTGATTATTGCCCTGCCGGGTATGCGTTTAGGCCAGACTACTGCGATTGCGATATAGTATATTACAGCACAGCAGTTGTTTTTCAATACCAACTATCATGTGCCGTCCAGTGCTGCGGTCTTCCATGTGAAATCTTCCCTATAAGAGATGTTTACAGCGTAGCTTATATCTGGAATGGAATAGTAAATGGCATAAACGATGCTGGGTTAGGATATTCTGTGGTACAAGGTGGTACTGCTGGTCCTTGGGCCTTTTGCAATATTGCTCGCTTCTGCATCCCTGCGCTTGGCTGTTTTGAAAGCGGCTTTATATACGAATCCCTAATAAGATCAGATGGTACTGTTCCTCCAAGGGGTGGGGGTCGCTTCCCTTTTTCAGGAATTTACACTTATAAAAACAATACATCGCCAAACGTATGTACTTACAAAGGTGGAGGATTGATACAGATCGTCGGGTACGGGCCCACCCTAAGGGAAGCAGGGATCAGCAGGCGAGCACAAGTTGATCAGCTGGTTGGCAGCTAGGCATTTGTACTATTTTTTAGCAACTTGAGCGACTGATTGGCATACTACGTCGAACTACTCAACCAGGCGTGACGCCTGGCTTTCTATATGGCTGACGAGAACATGACTCCTGAGACAGAAGTCAACACTCCTCAAGCATCAGGATCGGAAAACATGATGCCTCGCGCTGATGCCGAGAATCTTCTTAAAGCTCTTAAAGCTGAACGCGAATCACGAAAGCAGTATGAAAAACAAGTAAAAGAACAAGCGGCTCAGCTAGAGCGCTTTGCTGACGTAAATCCAGATGAGTGGAGCTCAATGCAAGCAGAGTTGGCAAAAGCCTCTCAACTTCAGCAACAGTTTTCTGAGTCTCGCGATGCTATTGAGCTTAAATACAGCCAGCAGGCGGAGGCATCTGCTAAAGAGGCGGCGGCATCTAAAACAGCTCTTCAGGAATATCAAAAGAAATATGCCTTAGAAAAAGTTTTTAACGAGGCCGGAGGAAGAACGGATAGCGCTGATGGAGTAAGTTTCTTTGACATGATAGCTCAACAGGTTGGTGGGAATTTTCGCCTAGAGCCTGACGGATCTTTGACGGTCCTTGATTCCGGTGGAGATCCTGTTCTTGACAAGGAATCTGGCAAGCGCATTACAGCTCAAGATTATATTGGAGCCTATAAAACTCATCCAATCTATGGAACTTTCTTTAAAGGAACCAAGACTGGAGGCGCCGGTATTGGATACGGCGGAACAGACGCCAACGGGATGGTAATAGAAGACTTCTCTTCTATGACTCGTGAAGAAAAATTCTTAAATGCTTTTCCGGCAAATCCCTAAGGCTGAGTTTTGATTTACGTTGTTTTAGCAGTTTTTTTATGTGTTTTACTGATAGGGCTGCTTGTCGTAACTACAGATCAGCTTTTATAAAGCTCATTGTTGTAGTATAAACCCCTTTGGAATAATAGTTAAGGCAACCCTGTAGGGCAACTTCGTGACGAAGAAGACTGAAAGGGTGCATTTGTTGAAACGATCGTGATGATCGTTGAAAACCTAAACACCCAAATCATTCATTATTCGTTTTAGGTATTTATTATGGCTCTTACTCTATTAGAAGCCCAAAAACACGCTACTACTCCTCAGGAGCTGGCGGTAGTATCTGAGCTGGCAGCTGGTCCTTTGCTTTCAGCCCTCCCTTTCCGCGAAATCGAAGGCAATGGCCTTTTCTGGAAGCGCGAAGAGAGTCTTCCTGATGTAGGATTCCGCAATTACAACGGAACTCTTGCTGAAAGCTATGGCGAAGTAAGTCAGCAGTCTGAATCTTTGAAGCTTTTTGGCGGCGACATCAAGGTTGACCGTGCCATCATCGAGATGGAAGGAGCTTCAGCTAAAGCTTATCAGATCCAGTCCCGTGTTCGTGCAATGCGACTCGCCTGGGAATCACAGTTCATCAATGGCGACTCTAACCAGTCCCCTTCTGAGTTCGACGGCCTTGCTGCTCGTATTGCTACAGGCTCTTCCCAGTTCTTCGCTAACGGCGGTGGCGCTCTTGACCTTGGCAAGCTTGACGAAGCTATCGATGCATGCGACGCAAGTGGCGGTGACAAGTATCTCGTAATGTCGAAGTCTGCACGTCGTCAGCTTAGCAGGCTTGCTCGTGCTAACGGTCAGATCGAGATCTCACGCAACGAGTTTGGATACCAGCAGCTTTCTTATGGTGGTGTCCGCGTCCTTGAGCTTGATCGCGACAATCTGAACGTTGCTATTCTTGACAGCAATCCTGCTGCTCAAGATGTGTATGTCGTTTCTTTTGGCAATGATCACTTGACAGGCATTCAGAACGGTGGTGTTTCTGTCCGTGAGCTTGGTGAGTCCTTCACACAGCCACAGATGATCACCCGCGTTGAATGGTATTGCGGCTTGGCTCTGGTTAACGGACGCGCAGCTTCTCGCTTGAGCGGTATCAACGCAACTCTCTAAGCTACCCTAGACAACTGAATAAAGACAAGGGGCCGTCGAGCCCCTTTTCTTGTAAGGGCGTATCGCTCATGTTCTTTGGTAGCATAGTATGTAACGACCTCGCTCTGGTAAGGTCGCATTTTCCTACCTCTCTACAATTTAGGAGTTTAACTATGGCTGCACGTTCAACTGGTGTATTTCCTCGCGAAGGTTTTAACCTCGACTCTGAAGCAGAAATTACCGCCTCTGCTGTTGCTGCAAATACAACCTTGGCTAACGCTAAGACAATCCGCGTTATCGCAGTAAACGCTGGTAGCATCGACGACGCTGGTACTAACAAGATTACCGTAACCCTTGGCGGTCAAGACGTTGTTTTCAACCTTGCCGACCTTGATCGAAACGGTGTCGGAATCGCTCACATCCGTGGAGCTCTCTGTGACGCTGACAACAATGTTCAGTACGTCCTTGGCGGCACCGCTACTGTTTCCGGCGTATTCTATGAGCTAGTTGACGGCCCTCGTCGTTAATTTCATAGGCTTCGGAAAATAAAAATGCATAAGGGCTTAGGCCCTTTTTTTATACCTTGGAAGACTAACGAAGAATTGATTCACTAGAAGATGGCTCATCTCAGCAGGCTGCCTACATGGTTCGTAAAAGGTAAAGAACGCAGAGCGGCTTACTTTACGATTCAAGCTAGGGAGTTTCTTGAAATGGGCTTTAAAGAAGAGTCTGAAGAAAAAAAAGCTGAAGTTCGCAAGCCTATCGAAAGACAGCCTGAAATTTTAGTCGAGGCGGGTACTACGGCTTATGACTCTACCGATGCCACTCAGGAGCCTCTTGCTGAAGACGGCGATCTCGATGCAATGACGAAAGCTGAGTTAATTGCTTGGGCTGCGGATCAAGGCGAAGAATTAAACAGTTTATTGCTAAAAGCTGAAATCTTAAAACGCTGCAAGAAAATTCAAGACTCTTAATGTTATGGAAGTTAATTACTCAACAGGCCCCAGATACATTAACGGTGTCAATATTGACATTGATTCAAATTCTGCGATTCCTGTAACTATTAAAGAGCAACAAATAGACGATCCAGTTACCGGCTTAGCTGGAACAGGTTACCTCCCTGGACAAGAGAACCGAGACGGAACCGAACTGTGAAAACAATTACTACCGAGGCCGGTAAGAATTCTTATCGCTTAACGGTTAGAAAAACCTTAGCAAGTTGGGGTGCCTTTTGTTTTCTTACTGGTTGCATCTCCGGTGTGGCTGTCTTTTATTCTGTGGAATGCAGCGGTAAACTATCTACAGGCGGACTGACTTCATGCCAGAACACTTATTTCCGCTTGTGATGGCTGTCATGCTTGGCTGGGGTGGATTCACATGGAGGAAATCAGAAGAGGCTCTTACTCAGTCTAGAGAAGCGGCTGACAAAATTGATCAAGTTGAGCTAAAAATGGCAGAGCAGTACTTAACAAAACAAGAGTTTGAAAAGTCGATGGACAGGCTTTTTGGCGTACTGGGTGATATGAAAGACAACATAAGGTACTTGACGGAACGTGTCGATTATCACGTCATTGAACAGACTAATGAATCGAAGGAGCTTCGACGTAAATTAAAAGGATTTGAGGATTACTAGAATGACTGCTAAATCACGCACTGCTAAGTATTACGCAAATAGCTCAAAAGGAAGAGCCAAGAAAAAAGCGTATGACACAGAATATCACAGTACCGAAGAACGTAAAAGGTATCGTGCAAAACTAAACGCTGCTAGGCAAAAACGCAAAATATATGGCAAAGGGGGCGGAGATCTTTCCCACACCAAGACAGGAGGTCTAGTTAGGGAGCCCGCTTCAAAGAACCGTGCTCGCCAAGGCGCCAACAAAAAATCAACCAAGAAGTAATCATGAGTACTGCAACCAAGCGTGATCCTGAAAAGTGGGCAGCGGCCAAAGCTAGAGCCAAGCGCAAGATGGGTGGCAAATGGAGCGCGAGGGCAGCGCAGCTGGCTGTAAACTACTACAAAAAGTCTGGCGGAAGCTATTCTGGTCCCAAGAGATCTGACAATAAGCTTACAAAGTGGACAAAGGAAAGTTGGCGCACTCGTGACGGCAAAAAGGCAAAACGCAAAGGCGGCACAGCCCGATATTTGCCCGACGCCGCATGGAAGTCGATGAGCAAGGCCGAGGCAAGAGCAACGGATCAAAAGAAACGTGCTGGAAGTCGCAAAGGCAAGGGAGTAGTTGCTAATACACGGAAAGCTAAAAGAGCAGGCAAGCGAGCCCGGAGCTAACTATGGCAACAAAGAAACCACGTAAGAAAGATCCGCGTCTTGGAAGGGCTGGCGTATCTAGTTACAACAAGCCTAAGCGGACACCCAATCACCCCAAGAAATCTCACATTGTTGTTGCCAAGGAAGGCGACAAAATCAAAACCATTCGCTTCGGAGAGCAGGGCGCGAAAACCGCAGGCAAACCCAAGGCCGGAGAGTCGTCTCGCATGAAAAAGAAACGTGCGAGTTTTAAGGCCCGTCACGCTAAGAACATTGCCAAGGGCAAGATGTCAGCAGCCTACTGGGCTGACAGGGCTAAGTGGTAATTTAGGAAATCTATGCCGTTACCACTTATAACCGCGAAAGCGTCAAAATCTATGCCATACGGAAAAGGTACTTACGGATCAAAAAAAGGACGCCCACCCGCAAAAAAGAAAGCTGCTAAAAAAGAAATGCCTGCTTTCATGAAAAAGAAGTCAATGAAAAAGAAATAGAGAAGCGATCCTGGCTTTACTTTAATTCCCTGAGTAAGGCCAAGAAACCTCGACATCTCCTTTCCATGCATTTTCATCTACGGGAGTCTTGGCGACGTAATCGCGAAACAATTCTTGCATTTCTCTCAGAGAGATGTCGACCTCATTGGCTATTAATTTAACGTTGGTTTGTCCTTTGAAAAGAACAATCAAGGCTTCGTCAATCGATCTTTTCATCTACCCAAGTTGCCTTTAGTTTCATCTTACCTCCTAATGGTGTTTCTCCTTTAACTTCTTCTGTGAAGACAGGTGGATCGATCGTTGATTCTATCGAAAGCTTTTCTATCTGCTTGTCCACGTCTTTTAGCGTAATGCTTGTTTTGTAGTCAACCCAATAACACCAAAAGTTTTTGTGAATCATTTGGAGCCATTGGTTATCGACAAAATAGCCATGACTCCAGATTATTCTGATGATCTCAACAGTGAGACCTTTCCAAATCATTTTTTACCGGTGTCAGAGGGATGAGGAAAAGCTATGCGTAAAGCTTTGATAATTGAATCAAGTAAACCGTTACCCTTCAAAGGCGTAAAAGGCAGAACCTCGGAAGCAAGGAACAAAACTAAGCCGACAATAAGTGTAGGTTCCATTTTTAGCGATTTGGTAGGCATCTATATTATTCCGACGTAGGAATCCTAGCGGGAGACAGTGTGGCTATGATCTTTTCCAGTGCAGACATTTTACGCAAGCTTGGAAGCGATGCAATTATTAGCCAGTGTGCTAAGCTTGTTGTCGTTGAAGGCAAACCTGGATTTGATGTTGGTGAGTATCTTTACGTTTATATTGATAAGTATGCGACTGTCTCTGATTTTGAAGCCACTTGGAAGATTTGGATACTCGATGGGGGTTCTGAATTAGCAGAACTTGCTATAGAGGCAATCGCTTCAATATTGCCAAATTTTAAAAAAGAAAACAAATACTACACCACAACAGATCTTGCTAGTGCTAAGACTGTTGTAAAGCCGGAAGTTCTTAATCAACTTGAACAACTAGCATCAGAGCGCAAGAACATCAAGAAAGACTTTAAGGGGCTTTCTGAGGCAGTAGAAGGGCAACTGAAAAGCGTTCGCGATGGAAAGCCTGGTAGGGACGGAATTGACGGAAAGAGTGCTTACGATATTGCTTTAGAAGAGGGGTTTAATGGCACAAAGGTAGAGTGGCTTAAATCTTTAGCAGGATTAAAAGGAGAAGATGGGGATAGTGGGAGTGACTTTATTGCTACGGAGGCGAACCTAGAAGACCTTCAGGACGTCGAAATCAATCTGGCCCTTAAGAAAGGCCAGGTCCTTACATACGATGGGAGTGGCCGTTGGACCAATCTGCATGTTCCGCAACTTACCGCTATTGCTGGCGGCGGAGGCGGAGGTGGTGGCGGCGGTGACGTCGAAGAAGCTCCTCAGGATGGAGGTTTTTACGTTAGACAAAACGGTCAATGGATAAATCTCATAGTTGCTATGGGCATCATGGATAACCGTGACTTCGATGGAGGCAACTTCACTACTGGTCAATCTAGCTCTATAGACAACACTGTGTACGACGGCGGCAACTTTTCACCCTAAGGAATACTAAGACGACTAAAGGATATTAATGTCAGTTCCGTCTCCCAGAAATCCCATACTGCCAGCTAGGGGAAATTTTAACGATTTAGCTGCTGCCATATCTTCTCTAAAAAATGGTGAACTTTGCTACGCAGTTGATAGAGATATTCTTTATGTCAACGAAAGCGGTACTCTTGTACCAACGGGTGGCTCAAGCCTTGCAAATTTAAGTGATGTCACTCTATCTTCTTTGTCTGATGGAGATGCTCTTCTGTACAACAATAACTCTTGGTCAAACGGCGGAATGCTAAATGGTGGCGCATTTTAAAACTAGGTATCCTAAAGTGCAATAATTTTAGATAGAAATGGCCAACGAGATTCGCATCAAAAGGAGAGCCTCTAGCGGATCAGCTGGCGCCCCTTCCTCTTTAAAAAATGCCGAGTTAGCCTATAATGAAGCTGACGATGTACTATATTATGGCGGTGGAGATGACGGCTCAGGAAATGCCACAAGTATTGAATCGATTGGAGGCAAAGGCAGCTTTTTAGCCCTCACGGGGACTCAAACGGCCTCTGGAACTAAAAATTTTAGCGGCACCTTAAACGCCTCAGGTACCTTCCAAATCGGTGGATCAGCTGTAACAGCGACAGCCGCTGAAATCAATAAAGTTGGTGACCTAGGTACATTTACAGGCTCAACTATTACCGACAATGCAGTGCTGGTAACAGCGCTTCAGGAATTGGAGACTGCTTTAGAAAATGGTAGCGGGACCCTAACTGGCGACAGCGGCACGGCTGCTTTCTCAGGCGGAACTGTTACGGTTGCTGGAGGTACAGGTCTAACGTCGGCTGGCACATCTAATACTCTTACTGTTAATCTTGACGATACGGCAGTTAGCGCTGGCTCCTATGGTTCAGGCGCCAATGTGCCGACCTACACGGTTGACGCACAAGGGCGCTTAACGGCTGCATCAAACACCGCGATCAATATCGTCCATACGCAAGTTTCAGATTTCGATGCAGGTGTACAGGCTAATACTCTTGACTCACTGGCAGCTCCTGCAGCAAATGTCGCTCTTAACAGCAAGAGAATTACTGGCCTAGCTGATCCAGTTAATGACGGGGATGCTGTCAACAAAAGCTACGCAGATGCGCTCGCTAACGGTCTTGATGTCAAGGCCAGCGTAAGAGCAGCAACTACTGCCAATATCACTCTCAGTGGCACTCAAACGATCGATGGCGTCTCCCTCTCCGCCGGTAATCGAGTCCTGGTCAAGAATCAGACAAATGGTACTCAGAATGGCATTTACGACGTAGCCGCTAGTTCCTGGTCTCGATCCTCCGATGCTGACAATAGTCCTGCCGGGGAAGTCACCAGTGGAATGTTTACTTTCGTTGAAGAAGGGACTGCTAATGCCGACGCAGGCTATGTTCTACAGACTCCTAATCCGATTAGTCTTGGCACTACTAGCCTAGTTTTTGTACATTTTTCTGGAGCTGGTCAAGTTTCAGCTGGCGCTGGCCTTACTAAGACCGGAAACACTTTAGACGTAGAAACAGCTAGTAGCGCAAGAATCGTAGTCAATGCCAATAACATTGACCTGGCTACAGCAGGATCGGCTGGTACTTACAACGGCCTTACGGTTGATGCCTACGGTCGAGTTACGGCATTCTCAAGTCCTACGACGCTTGCGGGTTACGGAATTACGAATGGCCAGCCTCTGGATGCAACCCTAACTGCTTTGGCCGGTGTTACCGTAGCCGCCAATGAGCTAATTTACGCGACGGGTGCTGACACTTTTGATACCACCTCATTCACAAGTTTTGGTCGTAGTCTTGTTGATGACGCGAATGCCTCTGGAGCTCGAACCACTTTGGGATTGGGCAGCATGAGTACGCAAAATTCTTCTTCAGTATCAATTACAGGCGGATCCATAGACGGAATAACCATTGATGGGGGAACATTCTGATATACTGTTATGGAATACTATCCTGATTCATTGAAAACTGATGGAGGCAAGTTCTGATAAATGGCAAACGTAATTAAGATCAAAAGAGGGACAAGCACACCAACGACAAGCGATATTGCTGACGGTGAAGTTGCTATAGACAAATCCGCGCAAAAACTATACTTGAATGATGGGGGGTCTGTAAAAGAGATCGGCGGCGGGAGTAGTGGAACTGCGACTCAGATAACGGTTGCAGACGAATCGACCGACACAACGTGCTTCCCGGTGTTTGTAACTGACGGAGGGACTGTTCCCCCAAAAGTTGATTTTGGAAGTTTGCAGTACAACTCATCAACTGGCAACTTAGCGGCAACATCTTTCACTGGTTCAGCATCTGGGTTGACAGGAATACAGCTAACAACTGCGGATGAAACTTCGGATACAACTTGTTTCCCGGTTTTTGTAACTGATGGCGGGGCGCAAGACCCAAAAGTTGATTTTTCTAACCTCCAATACAACAGTTCAACCGGAAATTTAACCGCAACCAAATTCACAGGCGATGGATCTGGATTGACAAATCTTCCCGGCGGCAGCGGGACTGCAACGCAAGTCACAGTTGCTGATGAATCTAGCGACACTACTTGTTTCCCAGTATTTACTACAGCAGCCACCGGAGATCAGGCACCAAAAACTGGAACTAATCTTAATTTCAATTCTTCTAATGGAACGTTAACAGCAACCACCTTTAGTGGTTCTGGTTCTTCATTGACTGGTCTAACCGGAGCTTCTGCTGCTACTTATGGCGATGGATCAAATGTTGCTCAGATTGCTGTAGATGCTAATGGAAGAATTACTGGTATTTCTAACGTTTCCATCTCTGGAGGTGGCGGTGGTGGATCTGCAATAAGCAGCGCCGTTTACACCGGACCATCTTCTGCAACAACTCTTAATTCAACTTCTTACTCTACTCTTGATATTGATACAGCCGTTGGTTCAACTACGGGGTTTAGTAATACCAATGGATTAATTACTCTTGGTGCCGCTGGTACTTACCTGGCAATGTGTACTATCGTCGTCAATGGTGATGGGAGTGGCACCAATAGGTGGACTGGAGAACTAGAAGTCAGGCAAAACTCAACAACACTTGGATCGGTCCAGGGTGGTTACGTTAGAAATTCTAGTGGATCAGAGGAGACCTACGTTTCAATTAGTCGGGTCATTACTACGCCAGATTCTGACGATACAATTGATTTTAGGATTAAAAAAATTGGTGGATCATCATCGGAATCTGTAACATTAGTTACAAATTTATCTACGATTCAAGTAATTAAACTTGACGGAGCTGTCGGCCCGGCAGGTCCGAGTGATATTCCACAGAACAGCCAAACAAGCGCATACACCCTTGTCGCAGGGGATAGCGGCAAGCATATTAATATAACTACTGGTGGAGTTACCGTTCCGAGTGGTGTATTTAGTGCTGGCAATGTGGTCTCTATCTATAACGATAGCGGCAGCAATCAGACAATAACTCAAGGTGGAAGCGTAACATTAAGGCTTGCAGGGTCTGCGACTACGGGTGACAGAGTATTGGCGCAATATGGTTTGTGCTCTGCGCTCTGCATAGCAAATAATGAATTTGTAATTAGTGGAGCAGGCTTAACTTAATGGGAATACATCAAGCCCTGATTGGCGGCTATCCATCACCAACTCCCACCACATCAATCTGGAGTGTTCCTTTTTCAGCTTTTATCACGGAACAGAGTCCCTACACCATTAGCAATTTACAGGTAGGCGATCTAGTCTTTTTTGTCAGCACTGATTTCATTGAAGATCAGCCACCGATTCCCGGTTGGGCATCGTTAACTTCTGGATATACGAATCCTAAAGCTCAAGTATCTTGTAGAAAGGCAATCATAGATACTTCTTTTACAATCCCAAGCAGTTGGGCTGTCTTTGATTCGGATAATTATGCTGTTGTAGTAGTAAGAAGCACTAAAAATACAATCACTCTTCTCGATACACCCTTCGCGGGTAACCAGTCTAGCTCTGGATTCCCCACAATCCCGTCTAGCAATTTTAGCAATCAAGCAATCCCATCATTAACCTATGATCCATTTACATTAGTCTTTGGCTTTTATGATGACGACGATGTTACTTCTTCGAGTGCCCCCACATCCGATTGGACATATCTAGGCTTGGCCA